TGCGGGGATGAGGTCAACGGGATGCAGTTCGGGTCGGTGGACACGCCGACAGAGAACAAACGAGATATCCGAGTGAGGTCTAGCTGATGTTCTGCCCGAAGTGCAAATCAAGGTTGAGAGTGACGCACTCGGTCTCGACGCAGACTCAGGGTTCGGTGCAGAACTGTGTCTGTCCCAACCCTAAGTGCAAGTGCGTTGTCGTCGCGGTGAAGGTGATCGCCGCGATCGATCCGCCTCCCGGCAAGGGCTTCACGTCGATCGCGAACAAGATGGCTGTGAGAGACCGTCAGTCAAAGACCTAACTTGCGGCGCTTCTCGTTGAACTCTGCAAGCTGCCTGCCGGACAAGAACTTCGATGCATCGACAGCATTCGATGTCGAGATCAGTTCTGCTTCGACAGCAGAGAGCGTCATTCCGTTCATTCGGTAGTTCCAGAACGCATCGCAAGTCACGGGGACTAACTCACAGAGCATCCGGTACATGGCCTCTGCGTAGACGCGGATCTCGTACTGAGCGTGGCGATCGAGACGAAGGCTCAGGAAGTGCAGCAGGTTGTGCAGGTCGATCTTCCAGTACCACTCGGTATAGGCGTTCACCGGCAGCAGCGTTCGTGCAAGCTCTCTGCTGACCCCCGAAGTGATCGCGGTCACGTAACGCTCGTACGCCTCTTCAGAGGACTTCTTCAGAGCATCCAAGAACTGCTGAGCAGTGAACTCGTCGACTTGGGAGTCGGTGGCCTGCTTGTTGGAGTTGCTTTGCTTCCTGATGTTGTCCGCGTCAGGGATGTAGAAGCGATCCTTCACGACGGAGTATCGAGCCGAATACTCATTCACGTTAGCAGTTCGGTGCCTGATCCATTGCCGCGCCACGAAGATTGGCATGACGCAGTGGAACTTCAACTCGACCATCTCGAACGGCGTCGAGTGTCGGTGACTCATCAGGTATTGGATAAGAGAAACGTCGTCGTTCTTCGACTTGGTGCCATCGCCGTAGCTCACACGCGCGGCCTGCACGATCGCGTGATCTGCTGTCTGACCCGACGGCACCAGTCGCGGCATGCAGTCGACGAGAGCAACCTGCCCGTGATCGAGAAGGTCGACTTCCCATCGAGCGGAACCGCCCATGATGTCGACAAACGGAGTCAGAGACGGTTGTTCGATTCTTCGAATGTCCATGCTGACAGATTACAACCTTCTTTGATGTTGGTCAACTGTCGGACTTAGCCCAGACCATGCCGTAGGTCCATAATCCAAGTGTCAGGCTGTTTCCTGCCTGACGCCGGATCTGCAACGAGTTCAGGTTCACGTCGTCACCGTCGAGGACAGGGACCATCTTCGGGGCCAGATCAGTGAACATGGAGGCGTCAGGACGAGCCCAGATGGGCATGGGACGGCCTGCCGCGAGACCGAACACGTTCACGTAGCTGGCACCCGAGGAACCAGCCCAGACGGTCGCTGCGCTCTTGCCTGAGCCGCTGCCGCCGACGAACCACTCGTAGTGCTGCGGACTGGCTGGCGTGCCTCCGCGAAGCCAGAGCAGCGTCAGCAGGGGCATGCAGGAGTATCCGGGCGGGCAGACGAGGATCGAGGTGCCCGCAGACGAGTTGCTGGGGACGATCGATTCCATCCGCGCCAGCAGTCCTAGGCGCTCGCGACCCTTCTGGTCCTTGATGAACTGAGAGATCGTCGCATCCCATCCGCCTTGGCCGGGGTTGATCTGGCTTGCTGGACCGTTCAGGATGTCGGAGAGAAGAACATTGAAGAGGGGCATGTCAATTTCCGGGGATGAAGGCGGCAGAGATGACGCGAGGTCGCAAGACGATCGGATCGCTCAGCGTGCCGTCGTCATGGTAGAGCTTGAACTGCCACAGGAACGAACCAGAGTCGGTATATCCGATGTCCGTGCCATCTGCAACCATCTGCGATCGAGTGTAGGTCCAACGGTAGATACCGTCAGATCCCTTGGCGGCAGCAGCGGTGATGGTGTAGGTGTTCTGAACTGTCAACTCATCGAACGATACTGCACCGAATCCGGGGTCGTACAGAATCTCGATCCTGAACGATCCAGTCGGCTCGGCGATCGCTACAGGCTGACCAGCGCCTTGCATACCTGCACCGTTGGACTTTGCTGTAGGCATGAACTCAAAGACGAGGTCTTCGTTCGAACCGCCAACAGGTCCGTTGGTGTAGGTGAAGTCTCGACGGCACGGGTAGGAGCTTCCAGAGCCTCCGAGCCTTGATCCTCCGCAGACAGCCCACGCGATCGGAGGTGTCTTTGTCGAGATCGATTCCATCGGGTCTTCGTCAGGGGCAACTGCTGCCGGAGGCAGAGATCCTTGAGCGTTTGCAGGGATCGACTTGGTGAATCGAATGCCAGCGGTCGAGATCAGCGGATGGGACAGGATCTTGACCTTGGAGACGGGGATGATGTACGCCTCAGCGCCCGCGACGACGGGCTCGTAGATCGTTGGCTTCATGCCTCTCGGCGCGTAGGCCGTGCCCGCGCGAGCGCGGATGACACCTCTCGCTTGCCAAGTCAATCCGCTCACCTGAACGAACTCGCGAACGTGGAAGAGTTCGGTGCCGATCACCATGATCTGCTCGCCTGAGATCCACGTAGCAGGCGTGCTGGTCAGGTTGTAGGGCACGGTGATCTCATCGCCGTTCCCGTCGACTGTGATCGTCGGGCCGTATTCGTGGATCACGTCGTCGCTCTGGGGGTTCCAGTCTGCCGCGACGATGCCGCCCGTGGCAGCGTTGTTCTGAGTGCCTAGGGTCTCGTAGGAGACGCCGTCGTTCGATCCGAGGATCGTTGCAGAGACGATCGACTGGTTGGCCCTGTGACGCAGCACGGAGAGCTTGGGAGTGCCCGGAGCGAGCAGGTAGGGCCACTCGAACGCACCGTAGCGGATGTCGGCAGCAAGAGGACCGGGCGGCACCGTGCCGGGCAGCGTTGGGTCGATCTGGGTGATCGTCGGCTGGTCGTACGGGTCGCGAAGAAGCTCAAGCTCGACCGTGGGATCGTCAAGGCTGAATCGAGCAGAGACGACGCGACACTGGCCGACTTCCGGGAGGATGAGAGGCTGACCCGGAAGCACCTTGCGCAGACCGCGTGTCGCTTTGATCTTCACGGTCAACGGCGTTTCGAGGTCTTCAACCTGACGGCGAGACGCGGTCTTCGACGCGACTGTTCTGTCGGTGATCGTCGGGAAGTAAATCTCTCTCGGCTTGCGTGCGTCTCGGATTCCAAGGTCGGTGTCGTCGTCGATGTCGATCGTTCCGATCTTGTACTTCTGCTCTCTATCGTCGTACTTGTAAACGATCGAGTTGCCAAACAAGGAGAGGGTCGAGTTCTCAGTCTCGTCAAACGGTGGAGAGATGATCGAGTCGTCGAGCGTCGTCGGAGTCTGACCCGAGCGGATTGGGAAGAACGTGATGACTCCGTTGCATACGGTCATCATCAACGAGAAGTCTTGCATCACCGCTCCGACAACCTGATCGACACCGTCACCGTCTTTGGTGACGATGTTCATCCCGATGCCTTCAAGCGAAGCGAGTGCGCCGATAGTCGTCAAGCTGGCGCAGTCGATCCAGTCTGGGTCGAGGTTAGCGCCGTGAGGGTACGGGGCTGTGAGAACTTCCCAGAGAGCCTGAGCAGGGTTGGTGCCTTCGCCGACTTCAGGCTGCGATACAGGTCCAGTCACCATGTTGCCGGGGCGGTAGACGATGTAGTCGAGGATCGGCCAACGAGTGCCGCCCATCCTGAAGCGGTCCCAAACGACCATGCAGACGTACGGGCATCGCGTGTTGATGCCAAGAGTCGCCGCGACGTAGCTGTCGACGGGCTGATCGAGTTCGCCCCAATAAATTCGACAAGACCCGTAGCCAGCGAAGGTGATCGTCGAGCCGCTTGGGTACAGGTAGGAGTTGATGCTTTCAGAGCCGGGGATCAGCTTGCCGTCAGCGTAGATTCCATAGATGGCGACTGCTGGACCAACACAGAGGAAGTGAGCGGCTCTTTCGTAGTAGATGACCTTTTGGATATTCGATCCGCCTCCACCAAAGCCCTTTCCTCCGCTGACAGATTCCTCTTCAATCGCGGTGGTTCGATCTCCGACCATGCCGACGATGTTGCCGACGATTCGAGTGCCGATGACGTGAGGAACGAACGAACCTCGCAGCATCGACTGTGACGGCTTGTTGTCTTGGACGAAGTTCTGTGACTTCGGCCTGAACAACACCCGAGCTAGGACCGCAGCGCCGATCGCGAGGATGACGGGGATGAGGATCGCAGCTTGCTGTACGTCGGTGGGAGAGCCTCCCACTTGATCGTGTGAGGACGCCACACCTTCAAAAGCCCGGTTGCCATGCACCATCCAAGACTCGTTTTGCATACACAGCCTCCGTTCGGCAAGCTCAGATCGTTCATCGAATGCCAAACACTTCGATCATTCCCCGCGACAAGGACGTGTCCGGGCAGCAGTCTGTTTCGAACAACCAACACGTCACCTGCGCGGATGTCAGGCAGACTCTCATCTCTCTTGGTCCATACGACCTGATGAGGATACCTGTTTTCGACCCACCTCAGCACCGACACAGTCAATCGATGGCTGTGCTGAGAGGTCTGCGATGGAAGCATCGGCACTTCAGCGATGTCGCTTGATGGTCGACCGTGCAGCCAGTTCAGAGTCAGGCAGACGAAGCGAAGGCAATCGACACCTTGCTTGGTGGTGCCACTGTCACGGTAAGGAGTACCGTTCCATTCGAAGAAGAAGTCGTCTAGTTCGGAGAGACGAATCAACCTTCGTCCTCGTAGATCGGGTTGTACTTCGGCATCGCCAAGCCGATGCCGAGGAAGCGTTCCTCTCGACCGTGCGCCTTGCAGGCGAGAACCGTCTTGTCGCAACCTTCTTTGATTGTGACAACTTGACCAACCCAAGACGCGGGAGGCGGGTTCGCGAGAAGCAGCTTCTTCAGGCCAGTCTTATGCTCTCGAACCATCAGCTTGAGACCGTTCAAGCTGACAGTGCCTCTTGTGTACCGCCCAGAAGTCCAAGGCGGCTTCACGGAATCGTTGGTCAATGAGACAAGCTCAATGAGTGTCCCGTCAACAGACAAGACGGTTGCCGTGACGAACGCGGGGGTCGCTCCGCAAACGGTGTCGCCAAACATAAGCGGGCATCGATCGGTGCATTTGATTCCGATCGCAGCGTCTTTGATGAAGTGCTTCCTGCCGACAAGCTCGATCTCGATCATGCCGTTGTAGCTGCGCCAATTCGTGCGGACCTTCGAGAGCGTGCCCTTGAAGACGACCCTAGGCGTCAGGCTGAGATCGTTGACATCAGCTTCCATCACCGTGACTTCGGTCTCGGCTCCCTTGTGATGGATCATGTCCGCAAAGGGATACGTGGTCGCTGGCAATCTGATCTTGCACGGCTTGTCTTCGACGCCGCCGTCGATCACGGGCAGTTCAACGTCGATCGCTGGGATCGCTCCGTAGGTGTCACCAGAGACGATGACAGCTTGCGTTCCTCGGCAGTACCTCGCTTCGTTCGTGTGCCACGAAACTACAAGCAGAGGCAGTATGCCGATCGCGGCTTTAGATGGGTCGATGTCGGGCATGTCTTACCAGTGCCCGTGAGGGCAACTCTCCTTTTCGTCAAGCACCTTCAGCGCCACAATGCACCCGCATCCTTGTTGGTCTTTCTGTCGGTCAGGCCAATCATCTCGACAGATGCCGATGTCGTAGCACTTCGAAGGGCACGACAGGCAGATCGAATGATTCACCCGAGCGACTTCTTCCGACTGCCGATCCACCCCGAGTGCCGCCTTCGCCCATCCCCAACCGCCTTCGACCAACTTCTTGAGTCCGGTTCGACCGCAGTTCTTGCAGTCCTTCTCCTTCGGCTCGGCACCAGCATCGGCCACGACAGGCACCGAATCGTTCCTGCCTGTCCAAAGAAGAGTACCGTCGACAGGATTGAGATTGACTCCATACTCAACACCATTGAATCTCCCTTCAACGTGGACATGCGTCTTGAATGTAGAGACTCTCAGGCTCATGGGCAGTTCTCGTGATCGTTCTTGCAATACTGCTGTTCAATGCGAAGGACTTCGACGTAGTTGCAGTGACCTTCGTTGCTGTGAGGATTGCACTTTAGCTTTTTCGTATATGAGCAGCAAGAGTGATCTTCAACAATGTCAGGAAGGTTGACACAAGCAGCGGTGGCAGTGCAAAGGCAGATGCCGCCGCCTTGATCCACGTCCGCGCAGCAGGAACCGACAAGGAACGTGGTCAGATCGAAGGTCCACAGACCTGTAGCGGTGTCAAGCTCCGTCCAGTTGGCACCGTTCTCAAATCTAGCTATTCCACCAACACAGGAGACGAAGTTCAAGACAATCGAACACGATCCTACTTTCTTGCATCCAGTTCCGCATTCGACAAGGGCAAGGCAGTCTCCATCGTAGCAGGTGGCGGTAACGACTACCTTTTCAAGACCGCAGACACAACACCCTGCCGGGTTGTTTGTTCCGCACCGAAGATCGGCACACAGATCGAAGTTGTTGTTCGGAGTCCAAGGACCGCACAAGCCTCCGGGAGCGCAGTAGTCGAGCAGGCTGACCGAGATCGATCGCTCATCGAGAAGCTCGACGCATTCCATCGAGACTCGGCATTTGTCATCAGTGGTCCAAACGATTTCCATCTCGTCGTTGTCGAACCTGAGAAGGTGAGCGACCGAGATGTCGTAGTCAGTGATGGTCGTGCTTGGCAGAGCCGGAGAGATCGTCAGCGTGATCGTGCCCGCGCCGGATGCGACCGAAGGGATCGAGTGGATCGAGGTCGTGCCGGTCGACTTGCGGTACGCAGCGATGTTTGAGAACGAAGACCAGTCGATCGACTTGATATCCTGCGGGACAGTCACGGTCGATCCAGCGATCACAGTTGGTGAGGTGAGACCGACAGGGCACGCGAGCCAGAATGGATGCAGTCGACCGCCGCGCGAGTCGAAGAAGGCTAGCAGTCGCATAGCCTCTTGACGGTTGAGCGGAAGGAACGGGAGCGTGAACGACGATCCGGGCTTCGATCCAAACGCTTGCAGCACGTAGCCGATGCCCGACTTCGTCTGCTCGCCGTAGCGAAACGTGCCGACTTCAACGTCTTGCCAGTCGATCGGGAGCGTCAGGATCGGCACGGAGTTGTAGGTCGGACACCAACCCGGCACGGTGCCCGGCGTCTGCTCAGGGTCCAGCGCCGAGACTCCGGGACGCTCCATAGCGAACATGCTGGTCTCAACGATAGAGTCGTTGATTGCCTTGCCTTGGTTGTCGAGAGATAGTTCCGATTCGATAACCGGGTAGATCCACGCGGTATCCAGCCCGCCTGATTCAATCGGGTTGAACGAGACGCAGCAGGCCATGAAGCCTTCCGCTGGCGACGAGACGCTGTATGAGGCGCTGAAGGTCGCGACACCGACGGCTACCGCGTTGTGTTCTTGGATTCCGACCCTCAGCGTAGAGGTCGTCGACTCAACTACAAGCGTGCCCGGCGTGTAGCTGCCGAAGTTGCCCGACGCGGCAGAGACGACGTGGAGCGTCATCACCTTGGCCGCAACTCGCGCGGGGTCGAAGTCGATGTCGTTCGAGGTCGGTCCTCCTGCGGTCGTATCAGACGCCGAGGTCTCGACGGTCTGAACTTGGTGCGATCCGTCCAGCACCTCAGTCGACAGGTTGATATTCGAGTGACTGGTTCCAGAGACGAGCCAGTCGACTACGCACGGGCCGAAGACGGTTGACGATTGATTCGGCAACCCAGCGGCTACCGCCATGTTCAGTCTGGTGCCTGTGATCGCTTTCGAAACGTCAGCGACTTTCAGCGAGGTGATGTCCAGCACCTCATTGGTGAGGATGTTCCTCAACCGAACGCTGCTGACTGCGTTCGCGGTTGTTGACTTCGAGACCATCGTCAGGAATACGCTTTGACCTTTCGCCAAAGCAAACACCGTCGACGACAGCATCGTTGACCCAGAGACAGCAGTATTGGCAAACTTGAAGCCAATAGTGCAAGGCACGTACGTCTCTTCGAGGTCGCCGTCGAGCGACAGAAGGGTGTCTGTCACCGAGAGGATCTTGCGGAGTACGTACCTGCCCGTCTCCGACCCACCTTCCTTCACGGAGATTGCCCAAGCGCCCGGTTGGAACCTTCGATCGGCGAAGTCCCCTGAGTACGTGGTCACGTCGAGATCGGGCTTGCCTGTCAGCCTTGTCTTGTCAGGCCACAAAGGGCATGGGAATCGAGCGGTCCCCATGCGAAGCATCTGTGATCGGATCTGCTGCGCTGCCGCAGACGAGTACGACCGCAGCGTGTACCTGAGCGATCGTTGCGGCTTGTCCGAGATTCCGAACCGCTGCTCGGCGTCGAGTCGAGACTTCTCGACCGTAGTCAAGTAGCTGATCGACTCGGCGATCGGTGTGCGCCAGTCAGGGAGGAACAACACAGACGGAGCCCAGAGGTCTCCGATCTGAGCGGTACTGCCGAAAGCAACGAGGGTTGATCCTGTGACTGTCATGGGTTAGCGACCAGCTTGGAGGATGTTGCGGTTGTCACGCATGAACTGACGAAGCGTGTTCTCGCCGCCGCGAATCAACTGCTGCATCGTTCCTTCGTTGGAGACTAACACGGCTGGCACAGGGGCTTGCTTCGACGAACCTCCCAGAGCGACCTGCGGAGCGCCGCCGCCTCTGATCGGTCCACCAGTAGCGAAGCCAGTCTTCGTCGTGCTGCGGTAGCTACGACCGCGTCGACCGATGCCAGCGATCGATCGGAGGACCGTCGGATCGATCATCATGTCGTTGATCGCGGCCATGACATCCATGCCGTAGAGACCGACTGCCTTCGCTTGCATCATCCATTCGCCCTTCGCTGCCCAGATCGGAATCCGATCGCGAGAGTCGAGAGACTTAGGACGCAGCGCCGCGATCGCACTGTTGGCCGAAGCGTTGGTCGTGCCGATCGTACTTCCGATTCGACCGCTCGTTCCGTCGCTGAGATTTCCGCCGCGAGCGAAGCCCTTCGCCTTCTGGAACGGGCTGGTCACCGCGCCACCCTTAGCAAGACCGATGTCGACCGAGCCGCCTCCGCTGAGGAAGCCCAGCCCGAGGATCGCCTTCGCGATCGCGATCTTCACAAGCATGTCGATCACAGCCTTGGCGAATCCGAGCAAGAACTGACGGAACCGCTCGCGGAAAGTCTCGTTCGACGATGGGTCGAAGGCGTCGACGAGCGAGGACGAGATGATCCCAGCCAAGTCATTGAGGGAGTTGACGACGATCTGCTTGAAGTTGGTGAAGAGATCGAGAGCATCACCAACGAACTCTCGAAGTCCTTCAGTTAGACCGAACGTGATCGGTTGCTCCAAGGCCAACCTAGCTCGCTCTGCTTGAGTTGCGAGAAGTTCGATCTGAGCGTTCTCAAGCTGTGCCGCTTCTGCATTGCGGATGTACGTCGCTTCTCGTTGAGCCGTCAAAGCTGTGAGAGCTTCTTGAGCCTTCGCGATCTGCTCCACCAGCCTGAGTTCTTCAGGAGAGCCAGATGGGATCTCATTCTTGCGAGCTTCGAGGTTGCTAAGAATCTGCTGTCGCTCAGCAATCAACTTGTCGAGATCCTCGGCCTCTCGAAGTCGCTGCTCGCGAGCCAAGGCAACTTCGGCCTGACCAGTGGCAAGCTCTGCTGCAAGGAGGGTGAGTCTCTTCTGAGCGTTGTTGACCTGAGCTTCGGCTTCGTTCGCTGCCTTAGCTCGAATCAAACTGATCTGAATCTCTCTCGTCTGCTGATCGATTGAGAACGCGGCTTCCTTGGCGCTGAGTGCGAGACGCACGTTCAACACTTCGTTGATCTGGTTTTCGAGATCGATGCGATCGGATGCAACGCTGTTGAGTTGCTCGTCGATCACCTTCAACTGCCCGGTCGTCTGGATGCGAGCGAGCGTGGACTGGATCACAGCCTGACGCTCCTCCTTCGAGAGATTCGCGGCTTCAAGGATCGCATCCGCTGTCAGCTTCGTCGCGGCCAATCGCTGCTCGATTGCGTCAAGGGCAGACTTCTCCGCAGCTTCCTGAGCTTGCGCAGCGTCGACTTGATCGAGGAAGCCCTGCGAGACAGCTTGGTTCGCCTTCAGTCGAGCGATCGAGACCTTGTTCATCGCCTCACCTCGCTGACGCTCAAGGTCAGCGATGGTGCGAATGTTGAACTCGGCGATGGTGACTTGTCGCTTCTGTTCCTCGTTGAGTTTGGCGATTCTCTGCTCGTTCAGGAGAACTTGGTTCAGCGCCCCTGCTCGGTCGACAGTGAGCTTGCCCTGATCGCGGTCGAGATCGATCTGCTCGCGGCGGATGTCGGCTTCAGCCTTGAAGACCAACTGACGGGCTCGAAGTGCGTCACCTCCCAGACCGATCGATCTGGTGCCAGCGTCAAACTCGTCGGCAGCGTTCTGGGCTTCGTCGGCCATGCGGCGAGTGAACTCGACGCTTCGCTCAAGCTCCTTGCGCTGTGTGTTGACGAGCCCCGGCATCTTTTCGAATGCAGCTACCAGAGTGTCAGCTTCAGCGGCAGCTTCGGCGATGGGGACAGTGAAGTCGTTCTTGATGTCAGGGCCGGAGAAGATGCTTCCAAAGAGTCCCTTGACTGAAGCGAATCCATCGGTGACTTGCGTCTTGATGAAGTCAGCGATGGTAGGGGTCTGCTCGTTGTCTCCAACGACTTGAAGCACACCCTTCGCCATCTCTGCCGCGAGATCGAGTCGCTCCTTGGCGAACTGATCTGATGCAGCGTTGATGCCGCTGATGGTCTTCTGGATGCTGAGGTCGAAGGAAGTGTTGCTGTCACTCTGCAACTTTCGAACCGCAGCAGCGGCAAGCCCTGCTTCAGTGCTGACCCTTCCTAAAACCTCAAGCACCGTAGCCACAAGCCCCAGAGCGTTGTCGGTGACTTCCTTGACTACCTGAAGGATGCCCTTGAAGATGGTGCCGACGATGGACTGGAAGCCATCCTTGACTCGGTTGGTCATCAAGCGGAACGCTGTGACGAGCGTCACCTTGACCAGCTTGACCAGCGAGAAGAACTTCAACTCGACGCCGAGCATCTCGCCGACCCACTTGCGGCATTCGTTGACGACGACACCGAGGACGACCCCGACTTCAACGGCGGCAACGATGATCGCGAGGATCACTCCGAGGATCACGACCGCGATCGCTTGAGGCACGGCAAGCAGCGCCGAGATAGCCCCGACGAGTCCTGTGATGGCAGTCAACGCAACAGAGATCGTCCCGAGGATGATCGAGAGAGCGCCGACCGCGACGTTCACAATGCCAACGACTGCGTTGATGGCGACGATGATCGTCAGCACTTCGCCGAGCAACGCGGCAGACTTTATCAACGCTCCGTTGTCGATCAACGCCTTCGGGTCCGCGCCGGAGAACAGGCTGGCGATCCGCGAGATGATCTTTTCGATGTCTCTTAGGCCAGCGACGACGCCGCCTACGAAGCCGAACGCGAGTTGAGCCGCTGTCTTGATAGCTCCTGCGATCGCCTGTGCAGCGGCCACAGCGTCGTCGAAGGTAAGGCTCGCGACTACTCGCTTGGCCGAATCGATCGCAGAACTCAAGGCATCGGCAAACGCCTTGACGACCGCGACTGCACGGGGGTCAGGCGTCAGCAGTCCAGTGATCGGATCTTGGCTGACGAGCAGGTCGAAGATTTCCTGCAAGGTCTTCTTCAAGTTGTTGAAGAAGTCAAGACCGCCTGACTGTAGGACTAATTGGATGCCTTCTTGTAGGTTCGAGAAGATAGCATTGAAGGTGCCGAGGGCGACCTTGCCTGCTTCATCGAATGCGGCGAACTTCTCCGAGAGGAACTGGAAGAGGACGCCAGCTTCCTTGGCGTTGCGGATGTCGTCGTTACTGATGCCGAGGGCGACCGCGATGCGAGTCGTTCGAGCTTGGATCGTCCCTTGCAGGATCGATCGGATTTCTTCGGCAAGCTGGTTCTGCGCGAGACCGATCGCCGCCGCTGCTTGAGAGATGCGAACAGCGAACTGCCGGATCTGGTCGACGTTGAGACCCGATTCCAACCCCGGCGCTACCGCCGTCTGGAACGCTTCGAGAAGCTGTTCGAACGTACCAGCGGTCTGAAGCGAGTCTCGACGAAGAAGCTGCACCTGACGGCGAGCTTCGCCTTGAGCGAGAGCGAGCTTCTGTGTCGCGGTGACGGTCTCGCCTGTCGCATCGCGAACGTCACCGACAGCGGTGAAGAGGCTCGCGACACCTAGGATCGCCTGTTCGATGTTGGCGTTGTAGCGGATGAGTTCGCTGACAAGCTCTCGGAAGCCCTGCACGACCAGCCTGACGGCAGTGAATGCAGCAAACGCTCCGAAGAGTCGCTTGAAGGTGGCGATCGTCTTGCCAGCGTTCTCGTTGGTCTTGGTGAGGTAGTTGTTGAGTTTCGTGAAGAAGCCAAGCGTCTGCTCTTGCTTGGCCTTGTCGACGGTGTCAGGGAGCGGTGGCGGTTGAACCTTGATCGGTCTGCCGCGAGCGTCCAACCCCTGCGTCTTCAGAAGTTCTGCAACGCGGATCTCCTTGGCGACCCGTGCCTGTCGACGGAGAGCTTCCGTCTCGGCGTCGAGTCCCGCGACCGCTGCGTTGCCGCTCGACAGGTTCACAGCGGCCATCTGGTTCTTCAACGCAAGGAGCTTCGCTTCCTCTGCGCTCAAGAGACCGATCTTCTTGCGTTCCTCGTCGGTCAGTGAGATACCACGACGCTGTGCGGCTGTAGCGACTTCTTGGGCTCGCGTTCGTGCTTCGACGACCTTCGATAGCTGCTGCTCAGCGCGGGCCGCTGCCTGTTGCGCCGTAGCGACCTTGGCGGCAAGCTCGAACTGCTTCTGTTGGTCTTTGACCGAGATGATGCGTTCGACGTTGGCATCGCGGAGTCGCTTGACGTACTTCCGCTCTGCCTCCTCTTCCTCCGTCAGCGCCTTGGCGTGCTGGCGGGTCGCTGTCGCCCCCTTGGCGGCTGCTGTAGCCGCCGAAGCCGACGCCGTCTTCAGAGTCCTACTCGCGGCACCGACGAGCCCAGCGGCTTGTGCAAGCTCGCGGAGCCCGTCGGTGGCCGCTTTCGTCTGCTGGATGAACTGCCCGAAGTTCGAGGAAAAGGCATCCTCGACCACGATCTTGTATTGAAGTCCACCCTTGTCGATGCTCATCAGATGCCCTTTCCTAGATCGGCACGGATTCGATCGGAGTCATCCCCGTATGGGTCTTTGAGACCTTTTTCGGCCTCTTCCATGATTGTCTTCTGGAAAGACTTCATGGCCTCTTTGTCGCCCCATGCTGCCAGTCTGAGATCGGACACTCTGATGATCCTGTGCTGTGCTTCGATGCGGGCTACCGCTTTCTCGAAGGCACCGAAAGAGATCATGTCCATCTCAAGGATTTCAGAGAGCGGCTGACCTGTGAGTATCGAAGCTCTGATGGCCTGATCTTGCAGCGTCAGCCATCCGTCGGCGTTTCGCTTGGCTGGCTTCCCTTTGCTACGACCTCGGCCAAGCGGCTTCCCACTGCCGTCTTGACCGTCTCTCCCAAAGGGCCTAGCACGTCCTTGTTCGCTTGGCAGACGCCGACGAGCATCTGGCCGAAGGCTGGCAGTGGCACGGTGTTGCAGAACTCCGCAGCAGGGGGCCAATCCTTCTTGCTGCCCGGAGGGAACAACTCTCGCATGGAGTCCATCACGATTTCGCCCAGCACCTTGAGCGTTTCGGCATCGGTCAGCGTCTCGACGAGCTTGCCGATCGCTTCGACTTGCTGGGTGTCGCGGAAGGTCGCGAGTTCGGTTGACACCGCGCCGATATGCGTCTCTGAGTCTCCCGACTTCAGCGAGACGATCCGACGGGTTGTGTCCTCGTCCTTCTTCGAGAACAGCGTTGTGATCGAACGCGCGATAGGCGTTGCGATCGCCTTCAACTTGAACATCATCCCCAACGAGACGGGGTAGAACTTGATGTCTTGCTCCCCTACGCGATGATTGATGAATGTCGGTGTGAAGCACGGTTGAGTATTCCAAGCAGCCATAAAAGAGTCCTCCGTTGACCATTGAAAAGGGTCAGCCAGCATGATACTGGCTGACCCCTCGGAGGACTACCCTTGGCGTCAAGGGAGATCAGAATCACGGCGTCTTGGGATACCGGATGGTCAAGTACGGGCTGTCCGGATCAGCGGCTTCGTTGGCCTCCGCGACTGCCGTGAAGGGCATGGAGGTCCACTCGTCGCCGATGAGGGCCAAGTCGCCTTCGGCCTTGAGAGTGACCTTGTGGAACTGGTACTCGGTCTTCTTGTCGGAGTTGGCGGGGTTCTGGCTGATGAACTTGAGGGCGACAGCAGACGAGGTCTGCGTCAGGGTCTTCACTTCGTCTACGCCAACAGCGCCGCCGTCTGCCGCGAGTGTGACCTTGAGAGTCACGCCGTTGGCAATGCCGACCGCAGTCGACAGCAAGAAGATTCGACCCATAACCAAGTCGAGTGTGTAGTCGGTGTTCAGAGTCAGTGCGGTGTTGGTGGTGCCGTTCTTGACGGTCAGGTTTGCAGCTTCAATGTCGTAGGCGCGGTTGCCTGCGGTGTTGATGATGTCGTACCAGCGACCGAGGACGACGCCGGGAGCAGGGACCATCACCCATTCAGCAAAGCCCGCGACAGCGACGTTGGTGTGCGATGCCGTGGTGCCTTGGAAGAACGACGCGAGGTTCTGGAAGTTGATCTCGTCGAGGGTGAACGACAAGCTCACCTTCTGCGAGACGGTGGCTTCCTTGTCGACGACCTTCAAGCCTTGACGGCTCGACTGGTGTTCGAGCTTCTCGGTCTCGACCGACAGGTTGAACTCCGTGGCGTTGCCGAGGTCGAAGTATTCCTTCGGCAGACCAGTGCTGTTGGTCAAGGTGCCTGCGTAGATGATGCCGCGACCGAGGTTGTAGTCGCCGGTCTGAGGAAGGCCAGTAGTGTTGATTCCGGGCATGGGTGTGTCTCCGTGAAGTTCTGTCGGGAATCAGTGCCCGACTCGGGTCTCGAAAGTGAAAATGACTTCTGTTCCGCCCCCGTTACCTGATCGAGTCGGGTGGCTATACCTTGCCTGTTTGATGAACGCGATTGTGTTCTGTGTTGGGATCAGGATTGGCTCCTCGCAACACTTCGTTTCGAAGAACGAGAAGTCTACCTCTTTGGAAAACGCTGCGATCGCTTCGAACGTCCACGTATCTCGGCGCTGCCTGAACGATCGACCATACCTACCGTCGGTCACGAAGATCGACTCGGACTCGTTTACTTCGAGCGAGATCGGCTTCACCTTGCGAGCAAGGTCTGGGTCGATCGACTTCATCTGACCAGTGCGCTCGTCGTACACCGTCTCGAAGAAAGGCCCAGCAAGCACAGCCAATCCGATCGCTCTTTGGATTTCGACTTTGAGACTGTCGCTCACGTCCAGCCCCTTGCTCTACGAGTCGCGTAAGGCACTACAGACGTTCCCGGCAGCGGAGGGTCTTCATCAGGGTCGATCGTCGAGCAGCGGATGGACGAGCTATCTGTCGCCACAGAACCGATGATCGCGGCGATGTCGTTGTCGATCTCTGCTTCGATCAGGCCAATCATCCGCTCGACGGAGCGGTGATCCATCGGCTGGATCGATCCCTCCTCGTTCCACTGACGACGCACGGTTCCCAGCGAATCGAGGAAGAAGCTCGGCATCGTTCGCATCAGTTCGACGCGAACCATCTTGACTTCGACGCCTTCAGCCTTAGCCCTTCGGATCTCATCGGGGGTCGAAGGATTCTCAGCGTGAAGGATCGCGACTACCGAGTTGACGACTCCTGATGTCAGCTTGTCGTAGAGCTTCACTCTCACGTCCCGGATGGCTGATTCCAGCATCGCCACTGCATCGTCCCTGTTCACGTTGCTGAGGCGCAGCATCGCTTTCAGGGTGTCGATGTCAGTGACGAATACTGGAACGATGCCGGGCATGATGCGGGTCTTTCAGACAAGCGTTGGGATCAGCCCCGGTAGTCTTGGCTCAGCCATTCGATCGCGGCTTCAGGCTCACTGAAGTTGCCGGGGTGTCCACGCTCAGCGGACATCGCGTTGAGATCGTCAAGTGACTTGTCACCGAGCAGGGAGGGGTCGACATCCTGAATCGATCGACGAACCTGATGCCCCGCATCCTTGGCGACCTCTTCAAGCGACGGACCTCCACCGACTCGTCGAGTCTCGACCTCGTCGTCCATCTTGATCGCTTGCGGCTTCGGGTTGCCGGGGATCTCGGCGTTGTCGACTTGCTCGTCGGACTCTTCGTTGGTGCGAAGGAGGTAGCCGTTGGCGAGACAGTCAGGGATGTTGACGCCGCGACGATCGAGTTCCTCACCAGTGCAGCGAGCGCCGCCTTGGATGAACTTGCCGTCGGCGTCGAGAATGGTCCCGAGCTTCGAGACGCGGAAATTGCGTGAGAGATGATCTTCGTTGTACTTGCGACGTGCCATGAGAAAGTCCTTCGAGGGGAGTGAGCTTCTGTCTTGACCAACTCCCCCCGACGCGGTCGCTCACTCCGCGCCGGGGGGACAGGAGATCACGGCTGTTGAGGCCGTGGGGGTTGCTTAGCCGCTGACGACCTTCATCGAGACCGTAGCGCCGGGTCGACGCGGGACCGGCAACGGACGCGAGTGGATGAGAGCCATCATGCGAGACGGATCTTCCTCTTCCCACGACTTGGCGAATCGCTCCGACTGGAACAGTCGGCCCTTGAACGCCTTCATGTCGGGGATCGCGGCGAAGTACATCACGCGATCGGCAGCAGCGCCGGTAGCGATGAACTCAACGTACTTCGCACGGATCATCGTGGTCGCAACGCCGTTGAGCAGTGCGGATCGACCGTACTCCCAGAAGCGAACGCCAGCGAGGGTGCCGAGGTAGATCACGCCGTCGTCGCGGAACTGCGAGACGAACGTCATCGTGCCTGCATCGACGTTGGTGCCGTTCATGCCGAGGACGGTGATCTTGCCAGCTTCGACAAGGATGCGGAGAGCGTCGGACGCTTCCGTTCCACAGATGCCGTCGGTGACTTGCATGCCGACTTCGTCGGAGATGAGTCGCTTGACGGTGTGGATGTCCTTGAGAGGCTTCGGAAGGTTGAGATCAGCGTCGTTCCAGAAGACCGACAACGTGATGTTGTGGCCTGCCGGACGCGGGAAGGTGATCTGGTAGACCTCGGCGTCGGTCGCGGTGTAGAGGATCTGACCGCGAATGGAGAGCGCGGCGAGATACTCTTCAGCGTTGGCGATGTAGTCGGCCATGACACCCATGTCGCGAGCGATATGGGCTTCAGCAGCAGACACAACGTCGTTCGCCTTCGCGTAGACGACGGTGCCGGGGCGACGGTTGAAAAGCAATTCGCTTGGAGCGAACGGCTTCTTGATGCGGATGTTGGGGCCGCTGACCGTCTGGAAGGTCTCGGTGTGACCCGTGACCATCACGGCTTCGCCGTTCTTCTTGACGAAGGGAGCGATCTCGCGCCCCTTGTCGAAGCGACCGAGTTCGATGTCCTCCGTCGGGACAGTCTGCCGGTTGCTGTAGCAGAGGCGGTTGAGGAAGACGTTTGGCGACTTGATTTCGTTGGCGACCGCAGTCAGCGTAGCCCAACGAAGAGAGGGAGAAAATGCAGACATGAGTGTTGGTCCTTGTGTCGGTGACGACTGGTTTTAGACGACTGTCGGCTCCGGGATCAGCGGACCTGATCCAGACCGTAGACGAAGATGCCGAGTTCTCGAAGACCGCCGCTGCGTGCCATCGTCTGGATGTTGCCGAGGGTGTTGGTCCATGCAACGACGATATCGTCGAAGTGGATCTTGCCTTCCATCATCACCTGACCGATGACTTCGCCGCCCGCATTGAGGACGATGTCGTCAGGCCAAGCGATGCCTTTGACAGTGCCAGTGCCGTTGGCTCCTGCGTTGACGTAGGGTTGCCACTGGTTGACTGAGGTGTTGAAGGCGACCGGAGTACCAGCAGCGATCGTGCCCGAGCCTCCGGCGAAGGTCTTCGGCTGGATGACAGAAGGCCAAACGCGCTTCTGGCTTCCCTTGCCAGCGGTGGCGACGAAGGTTTCAGTTGGGATGTATGCCATAGGTCAAGTTCTCGAAAGTGTGTCGTGGAAGAAAGAAGACGCGATCAGCGGCGGATATCAGCCGGTCTGAGCGAAGCCGCGATTGCGATTGACCATCGACGCCATGCGGCTTCCGGTATCGATCGCCTTCTGGATGTCGTCGCCCTCGTCGGACTTCTCAAGCCCAACGAGACGCGGTCCCTTGTCAGCCTTGTTGTCGCCGCCAGCATCGCCAGCGCCGACTTGGCCGGACGCTGCTCGACCCTTCTTGACCTCTTCGATCGGGCCGTTCTCGTCGATGTACTCGGCGAGCTTGGTCTGGTAGTCAGCGACCGACTGCGGATCTTCGGGGTCCATGTCGTTGCGCATCTTCCAGAGAGCGACCTTCTTCTGGTGAGCTTCGACGGCGTCGGGGTCGTTCCACGATCCCTTGAAGATCGGCTTGGGGTTCGACTTCTCCTTGGCGATCTGCTCAGCGGTCTTCTCGACCTTCGTCTCCGGCTTGAGAGCGGTGACGAGTTCCTTCGAGACAGCAGCAAAGCCAGCGGTGATGGCCGCGACGAGCGAGGTGTTGTTGGCTTCGAGAGCCTTCTTCAGTTCTTCCGGGGTCATCTCAGGTTCCTTCTTGTTGGTGCCGAGCAGTTCACCCAACTTGGCAACGATCCGCTCGGCAGCGTCGTCGCTCTTGAGTGCTTCGACGGCAGCTTTGCCGCCCATCGATACACCGTTCCATTTGCCTTCTCGGTAGAGCCGACGAAGTTCGGGATCTTCCACCTTCAGGACTGAAGCCCAAGCGCCTGTGACATCGACGGGTTGACCGTTGTAGTCCTTGATGTCAGCGAATCGAGGATCGTCCTTCTGGACGATAAACGACTCCGCGACATACGCCTTGTCTCGGGAGAGCTTCACTCCATCGTGGCGGATGTCGATCCCTCCACCTCGACGCATGAAATCGTGAGCAGCTTCCTTGATGACGCTCGCGCTGGCGATGTCTCCCTGAGAGTCGGTCTTCTCAGGAGCGTAGACGATGGCCGTCACTTCTCCGTCGTCACTGAAGCTGTTGCTTGCCTTGAACAGTGTGCTAAGCTCGACGGTGTTATCGTCGGCCTTGTAGATGACAGGCATCAAATTGGCCCCACGAGGGACCAACGAGATGAAATCAATCACTGCCTTGGTGATGCGTCTACGAGCCATGCGAGGTAGAGTACCCTCGTAAAGACCCTCTTCAAGCACGGTCTGATGCCGCTAGCAGGGAATATCTATGACCAGCACCGCAATCGTTTCTGACCCCATCGCCATGCCCAGCGAAGTTCGGGATCTCTTCCAGCAGTTGATCGGATCGCAAGAGGTGCCGCTGTTCGCCACGATCTCCAAAGGATCGCTGGTCAACATGATGAAAGCGGAGACGATCTCGGGAACTGCGATGGCTCAAGGTGAAGTGAATTGCCCTCTTGACAGAGTGGCATTGAAGACCTTCTTGATCTCCAACCCGCATCACGCTCGCTGCGTGAAAGCGAAGGTCGCGGCGATCGTCGGTCTTGGCTTCCTTGATGGTCAGGAGAAGATCGAGGAACACAACCAGACTCCTGCTGACCCTGCTGCTCAGCAAGGGATGCAGATGTCGGTGAAGAAGAAGTTCAAGGAGTCGAAGGCTGACATTGCCTTGGACCCTGTTTGCAAGCACAGCTTTGCTGACCTCCTCAACTCCACTGTTGAAGACTTCTGCCAAACAGGGGACGGCTACATTGAAGCCATTCGAAACGAAGCCGATGGCAAGGTCATCGGTCTTTATCAGGTGCGAAGCGAGAAGCCCATCCCGTATGTCGAGAAGGATGGATCGAATTACCACTTCATTGTCAAAGACCGTGACGGTGGAGTGGGCGTCGATCGCAAGTGGGCTCGTTGGGGCGAGACCGAGCGATGCCGCGTTGCTGGCTACGACTCAGTCGGCAAAGGTCCGGTCCCCGGTCAGATCCATGAGATCATCGAGTTTAGAGAACCTACCTCATTGAATGACTGGTTCGGCTACCCCGACTGGCTCAGCGCGATTCCGATCCTCGAACTCGTCTCCATGCTGATCCAGTGGAAGTTCGACTTCTACCTCAATCGCGGCGTGCCGGAGTTCATCCTTGCCGTCATGGGAGCGAAGGCACCCGAGAGCGAATGGGATGAGATCAAGAAGCAACTCAAGGCCAACATCGGCATGGGTCGATCGCATAAGACGATGGCGATCAACGTGTCGGCACCGACTGCGGTATTGCAGGTCGAGAAGCTCGCGATGGACTCCAAAGGCGACGACGGCTTCGCGTCGACGTGGGAGAGCGCCGCAGTGACGATCGTCACCGCTCACGGCGTTCCTCCGCTCCTTGCAGGCATCCTGATCCCCGGCAAGCTCGGAGGCGTCAACGAGACTCCTCAGTCGTTGCAACTCTTCCAGATCATGTACGTCGGCCCCAAGCAGCGATTGATTCAGCGCGTGCTTGGCAAGACGCTCGGCTCGCCTGAGTCTGGTACGGGGCTCACGATGGAAGACTTCGCTCTGGCGAAGATCACCGAAGAGATCGACATCGGCACGATGGACACCGTCGCGAGGATGCGACAGTCACCACAAGCTGCCGCAGCAGAAGGACGCGACCCGGCTAAGGGCGTCAAGTCTTGAAGCAAAGCACTCGCCAATACCTGACCGAGACTTCGCGAACGATCGCGGAGCTTGCTCGCGATTGGGCAGAGCCGCGAGTGAGGTACGGCAACGGCTCGGGCTTCGGATCTCGAACGCTTGCCGACAACTTGACGGTGAGAGTGTCGCAAGCAAGCCCCGGTCGAAGCAACGTCTACATCCCTCACTATTGGGCCATCTTCGTTCACGACGGCAGAGGACCGTTTGGTCCTCGTAGTGCGAAGTGGCTCGTCTGGTACAAGAATCCGTTCGAAGATCCTCGGCTAGAAGACGGTGTCAGGCAGAAGAGGTTCAAGGACACCAGACGACTGACGAAGGATCAGTTCCAGACTGACCTCGCGTTAGGGAAGCTCATCATCACCAAGCGAGTGACGGAGTCGATGCGACCGAACAGGTTCTTCGACAACGACGACGGGATGCGCGGCTTCTCGAACTCCCTCAGCAAGATCATCCCGAAGACCTTCAGTTCCTACGTTCGCGACAACGTCGTGCCGATGAGCCAGAAGAAGACGATCAAGATCAAGCTGTAAAAAGACAACCCCGGTCGAAACCGGGGGTTGAATCAGAGAGGGATGCGCCTTGCGTGACGCAGAGGGAGTATGTCATCACCTCGAAAGGGTGTCAAGAGAGAATCTTGAACCTTCGTTCGTTGGTTTTTCGCCGCCCCAATCGATGGCCTTGGTGCCTCTCGCTGTCTCGGCCATCCAAATTGCCAAGCCGAAGGCGTCCATCAAATGCTTCCAGTCCGAGGGATTGATACCGTCCCCCAGATTGAGCCAAGGGACGCCGTCACCGTACGTCGGGCACTCGTAGGGATCTCTGCCGCCCATCGTCTTTGACTTGAGCCCTAGGACGCGGCAGATTCGCTTGTGGTGCGTCCCCTTGGGCACCTGCCCTTTCCACTCCTTGGGCGAGGGAAGGTGCAGCGTGCAGGCACCTCGGCGCTGAGCGGCCCAGAATCCGGCAGACTGAGCGAGCTTGATGATGTCGGCGGGATTCTTCGTCACTCGACGAATGACCTCCTGCCCCTCGATCGCCATGCCGTCGGTCGACTCCAAGACCATCCGAAGCGTCTCTGGGATCGCGAAGCTCAGGTGACAGCAGTCTTCCCCGTGAGTGTGCGTCGTCGACGACTTGATGATCCAGCCGTTGTGGATGCGACCGTGCAGTCGATTACCCGACCCAAACACGTCGACGAAGGCGACAGCACAGGTGTTGGTATCGGGGTCGATGCCGCAATATCTCCAAGCGATTACCTCAGCGGGCATGACCAGCCTCTAATTCTTCCTTGAACGAACAACCTGCTTAGGGTCTCAAGCTCTCCATGCGTGTAGTCTGAAGTGTCCAACACAAGGATTCGCTTGCGGTCCTTCAGCAACTCCACCATCACGACGTAGCAATTCTTGTAGTCGTTGTCGAGCCGCTTCAACGCGAGATCGAGACTGGCACCCTCTCGACCTTCCATCGCTCGCTTCGTCCGAACTTCGTGCGAAGCATGGATCAGCAAGAACTCGACGACGTGATCTTCCCAGAGATCCGGTCGGAGAGCTTCCTTGACTTGGCTGAGTTCTCGCGGCTGGCCGTCGACGAGGATCAGCTTCTTCCCTGCCGCGAGGTGTGCAGACACTCCGCTGAGGTACATCGACCAAGCCTCAGCTTGGGTGTGTTCGGGCGCTGCTTGACCCTTGAAGTAGTCAGCGCCGTACTTCTCGCGAAGCATCTTGCCGACTTCGACGGTGCCTACGTTGGAGGTGTCGACCGATGCCATCAGACCGATGATCGTCGACTTCCCGGCGCACGTTGGACCCATGACGTGAACGATGTTTGCCATGCTGCATCTCCAAGAAAAAGGCCGTGCAAGAATCGATCTTGCACGGCCCAACACAGTACGCACTCGCGGCCACTCGCAAGATGAGAGAGTCTGAGATTAGACCTGACACCACTCACGAACCTTCTTCGCGAGCTTTTCGTCGTCGGTCTTCGGGTCGAAGGTGATTGAAATCAACAACTCCCCGGCCTGATTCTGAATCTCTTGGTCTCCCTTCTGCGATTCTTCCTTCAAAGATTCCAGTGATTCGATATCCGCCAACAAAGCCTTCGGAGCTTCGACGTAGATGCTGTTCGAGTAGCTGCGAGCTTCTCGCTTGTTGCCCAGCAAAAAGTGAACGGAGATGTTGTCGCCCATAGTCTCGCCGAATGAGGCCAACTTCTTCGAAACGTCCGCATGAGCCTTTTTCTCGGCGGCTGCGATCTTTGACTGCAAAGACTTCTTCTTGGCAGAGTAGAAGTCGCGATTCTTGGCGAGCTTCAAGTCACGAGCCTGATCTACTCACTTTTTCAAATCCCTTCGATTAGCCATCAATGTTCTCCGTGTTGGTTTTGATGTTGGACTGTCTAATGGAGCCGGGGGGATTCGAACCCCCGTGTCGGACATGATCGCCGAACGAGTTCTACAGGCTTAGTCGACATTCACTCTCGATCTTCATTCGCTCTCGACAGGGAGTTGAAGTATCCAGCCCGTTCAGTCCCTCGCACCTCACGGACGTTAGTGCGAGACGCTCTCGTTAGGCCGCGAGAGCGAGCGGGGCGTTCACGGCCTGAGCCGGGAACTTGTAGGAGTCAACGCTATTGTTGGCGTTTGTTGTTTTCCGTCCGGGGATTAGCGAGTCCAGTTCGGTTCACTCGGCCTGCTGTCGTTCAGTCTTCGTGCCGATCGATTCCGGATCGGCCCCTTTGTTCTCTCAGGCGGCGTCACCGCACTTGCGACGAAGCTCGTCGATAGCCATATTCGATGCTTCAAGATTGCCGACGACCTTCTCGTAAGCGGCCTTCTCGACGTACTCGTTGATCTTGGACTTGCCGCCGCCGCGAGCCTTCTCAGCGGCCTTGCGATTGGGGTAGTACGAACGCTTGCCTCTCACGGTGATCTCGAAAATTTTCTTCACTGAAGTTCTCCGTTGCTGGTGTTGATCTCTAACAAATGCCGTAGGGCAGGATTTGAACCTACATCTTGCGGGGCGCGAACCGCTGTTCTACTTTGAACTACCTCGGCGAGTGTCGGTCTTTCCCGACTGTCATCCGTGTCCTTGTGCCCTGTCACGGATTCAGGTTGTTTTCCGTAGCTGGGCGGCATCCAACTACGACAGCACAGGCTTGTAACCGAATAGCGGGAACTGGAATCGAACCAGTGACCTCCGGCGTATGAAACCGGCGAGCTTCCAAACTGCTCTACCCCGCCATGTTGCCGGTCTCTCCGGGCTGTCACTGTTCGGGCTTCGTTGGCTCAGTCGCCAGTCTTACAGATCGCCCTTGACCCCGGAGCGGTAGATGGTTGCCGTCTCCATGTTGCCTTCGCTGTGTCAGCAGCGCCATCACGGCATGAATGTCGTCAGACCTTGTTTCAGACCTTGTTCTTGTCCTTCGCAGCAACGCAGAGGATAGCCAAGTTGCCGTCGGCGGTAGTGCGTGACTGGAAGACGCAGCCCTTCGGGGGCATGACGCCGGATCGCCGTCGCATCACCCAGAGCATGTTGTTGGTGCCCTTGGTGTTGGGAAGACCATCCTTGCCCAACTCGCACGGGACAAGAACGTGGTCGCCTTCCTTGAGGTTCTTCATCTTCTCAAGCACGTCGACGAAGCGGCTGACGCGACCTCGGCGCGTCACCAGCGTCAGCTTGGAGTTCTTGCCGACTTCGCCAGTGATGACGCCAGCGGGTTTTGCAGCCTTCGGAGTCTTCGCGGCCTTGGTCGGCTCGTCGCCGTCGACGATCTTGATGCCATGCGGCTTGGCCTTCGCCGAGCCCTTCTTCTTCAACGTCTTTGACTTCTTCGATGTCTTCTTGCTCATTGTGTCAGTCCTCCGATTTCGGTGTCCAAAGTGCGATCCGCCCATCCGGACCTTTGACGGGCTCGGCGTCCCGATGCCAACGGAGCATCAAGGCTTTGTCTGTCCGAATGCTAACATCGGGGCAGACTTCTTTCATGGACGCTTCCATGATACGGGCGACTTCCTCGGCGATCTCATGGGTGTTGTCATCAAGTCTGATGATGCCGAGGATCTCGTCGTGGATGAATGCTTGTGGACGATACCTCACTCCGTTGGCGTCGTCAAGGAGAATGCTTCCCAAGCTGGTGTCATAGCAAGCTCGGGATACATTCATCACGGCGATCAAGGCTCCGTCAGCGCTGGGGGACTGCAAGCCGATCCCGTTGGCAACCTCGGTGAAGGTGCATCCGGCACGGTGAAGACCCAGCGGGGACGTGTAGGCGTAGAGGGGGGAGTCGATCTCGAACTCCTTGATCTCGCCTTCGATCTTCCGCTTGACCTTCCGCTTGACTGGACCGTTGCGGTTGTCCTCGCAATTGTTCTTGACCCAATCGAAGAACTGGTCCATCTCCGGGTAAACCTGCAACCAGACCTCGCGGAGCAGCTTGGCCGTGTCGAAGTCGACGACGAGACCGTAGAGCTTCTTGGCATAGGCAATGAACGTGCGCGGCATCAGCCCGCCGGGATAACCAAGCCCTGTCGGCTTCGCGAACTTGCGGTATTTGTCGTATAGCTCGCTGAGGTTCTCGTCTTCGTGCTTCTTGAGCGGCTTGAACGCTTCGTAGATGTCGTCGATGCTCGTAGCGCCGCCGTCGTCGCAAGCCTTGCGGAAGTCGTTGTCGAGGTTGTAGGCGATCGCTCCACCGAGGAACGCATGGGTGTCGACACCAGCGTTGATCTTGTCACGGAGGACCGACGCGCCGAAGAGGTCGTAGCACTTCTGGGCCAGCGTGCAGAGTTCAAGCTGTCTGTAGTCGATCGAGAGGATTCCGTACCCCTCTGGCGGCACGATGCACTGACGAGCCTTCGGGTGGAAGTTCTGGGCGTTCCCCGAGGGGTAGAGCGTGGAAGCGCTCGACGACGTTCTGCCGGTCGAGACCAGTACGTTGAACTCAGGGTGAATGCGTTCAGCGGGGATGTTGGTGTGCTTGCCTTCGGCGTCCGGGAGCGTCATACGCGGCAGATCGGTGTTCAGGAGCTTTTGGAGCTTCTGCCGATGCTGGTACTGCTCAAGCGTGGGATCTAGGTACGCGAAGTCGGTCAGCCACTCGGCGTCGACTTGCAACTGACCCTCGGGGAAGTTGTCGCTCGGCTCGGTGTAGCGGAGTTCGATCAGTGAGTCTTCCCCTTCAGGGAGGGTCTCGTCGATCTTCTTCTTGAGGGTCAGGATGTAGTTCTTGAGGGCACCTTTGTCGATGGACTCCTCGACCGGCTTCGTCATCTTGACGGTGCCGTCGGGATTCTTGTGCCCCTTCGCGTGCGGTCGCGACGGCTGGTAGGGCCGGAGGATCTTATTCTGAACAAGAAGCTGCACCTTCTCGGCTAACAGTTCGACCTCAAGCCAAGCAACCAGCTTGTGCCACCACTCGGCATCGACTTGCATGCCGTAAGAAGTCATCAGTCGCATCGCGAAGTCGCAAGAGACTCGGAAAGGAAGCTCAGCGAAGGCGTCGACGCCGACCGCGAGCAATCCCTGCTGTCGGTTGGTTTGGTTGAGCCACAACTTTTCCAAGTCGCGAACGTCGTCAAGGCAGTACGTGCGCGCGTCCTCGGGGTAGTCCTCAGCCTTCCAGCCATCGAAGGTGTCGAAGTTGGTGCGCCACGACTCAGGCGAGTTCTTCTCAGCGGTGCGATCGACGCCGAACCAGAACTTCATCTGCCCCGCGAGTGAGTAATCAGTCTTCGCCTTGACTCCCCCCGGCAGCGTGACGAAGTCAAGATCGCCAGTGTCGGCGAGGTCAAGCAGCTTGGCACGGATCTTCGTGCAGTGGACGCGGCCTTCGTCGGCCATCGCGACCCAGAGCTTCGGCAGGAGATCCGGCCAGTTGGCGGCGATGACGCCAAGGTCGAAGCTCGCGTTGTGGAAAACGATCAAGCACTTCGGATCGTCAAGCACGGTCTCGACGGCTTGCCGGAGATGTACACCGTTGTCGTTGTTGCCCCAGATGTACTCGTCTGGGCCTGCGCCGACTAGCTGAGCTTCTTCGCTCTGGTACTGGATCAATCCAGTCAAGCAGATTGCCTTCGGCAGCACGTTGCTGACACCCATCCTGTTCGTCTCGAAGTCAAGGAAGGCGTAGGTCTCGAAGTCTTGATCTTTCGGCATCGACACGGGTAGTTCTCCTGTTGGTCTCTGTCTTCAAGACCAACAATACCATTTGATTCTAGTCTGTCAATGGACTCAGCCGGGATTTCTCCCGGCTGGTCCTTGTCCTCCGAAAATCACGCAGCAGCGGCAGCGGCTTCGACGAGCCGAGCCAGAGCGTTGTTCGGGAGCAATCGAGTGAGAAGAACCTTGCCCTTCTCACCGAGAGCTTCGAAGAACTCCTGAGCTTCTTGCGGCGGCACCTCTCGCTTGATCGAGACCTTGGTGTAGTCGGTTCCGGCTCGGGTGACGATGTTGCGGGCATGCAACTCGACGAAGGTGCCGAAGAGGGGCTGATCGTATCCGCAGACCTTTTCAGCTTCTTCTTCTCCGATCGCCTCTTCCGGCAAACCGCAGACCCCGCAGAGGAAGGCTTTGACGTTGGGGAGGAAGCTGTCCGATGATGCCTTGTACATCACGGTGTAGTCCTCACCGACGGAGTGTCCAACCTTGCCGGGGACGAAGTTCTTCGGATCGAGATCGTGAATGCAGGTCAGGTTGCACAGGAAGAAGGTCTCCTTCTTCCGGTTCTCGATGATCTTGCATTCACGGATCATCGAGATGTTCTGGCAGGGACGCACGTAGTTGGCATCCTTGTTCGAACTAGCGCCGCCCAGACCCTTGAAGATTCCAGCCATTGTTGTTGTCCTTCTTGTTGGAGTGATTGTTGCCAGTACGTACTGGCGTTGGAAGTCAGTGTTGGAGTTTAGTCACGGAAAGCGAGGTTTGCAATCGCCACAGCCTTTGAAATCCCATTTTCCGGGAAATGGGGATCGAAGATGTTGTCGGCGTAGTTGCTATCGACCGTCGGGGACATGGACTCCGCGATGGTGTCGTTGTTGACGAGTGTCCGAACGTCGATGACCATCGAAGGCATGGGCACGGGAGTCTTCGGGTCGTCGAAGTAGTCGAGGATCGGAATGGTCGTGAACTTGCCATTCGAGACCGGGCGACCGATCTCTCCTCGAAGCTGGTTGAAGACCAACTCCGGACGCCAGCCGACCAGAACAACACGACCGTTGAGAGTCAGTCTATTGCCATCCTGAAGGCTCAAGACGCCGAGGTCTTGCCAGAGGTGACGGAAGATGGCGTCGGGGAGGTTGTTGCTGGTCGTGTAGATGACCGGCGTGTATTCGCCTGTGTATACATCGAACATCTCTGGGACCAGTCCGTTCTTCAGCGAGAACGGGAAGCTGTGCAATTCGTTGCCTTCGATCTTGACGAACGGGACTTGCGCGTTCGGGTTGCGAACGAAGAAGTCGTTGATCTCCAACAGGAGGTCTTGGACCAGAGGCGTTCGACGATCCGGGTTGATCGGGATGGTGAAGCTGTTGGAGCAGACGACGAAGCGAGCCAAGCTACGCTTCTTGCTGCCGTCGACGAACACTTGGTCGACGACGAACGCAAGTTCGAGCAAGCTCGGCGCTTCTCGCGTGCCCATGCCGGGGGCATCGTTGCAGGTCATATGAAAGCTGACCTGAGTGACCTTCAACTCTGACGGTGCCGGGGCGAGTTGTTCTTCCCCGGTCTCTGTGTCGATCTTCATCGCTTGTCTCCATTGCCGCGTATCGTCCCGCGTTCCATTCGTCCCTTGATCTTCTGAGTGTTCATAGCCATCAGTTCGACAATGTTCGAGCCGAGACGTGACGCTATATCCTGCACGTACCAGAGAACGTCTCCGAGTTCGTCGAGCAGGTCGATCTTGAGCGCGTCGTCAAGGGGACGATCTCCGCGCCAGACCTTCTTGAGTTTGTTGCATATCTCTCCGGATTCACCGGCTAGACCGAGAGTTGAGTAGAAGGGTCCGTACTTGCCCGCGATCCTGCAAGCGCTGAACAGTTGAGGATCAGGGGTACTTGAAGCAACCCCTTTGTCGTAGATGGCCGATTCTGAAACCATTGAAATGAAGTCGAATGTCAGATCACCAGCATTGAGATACTGATGATTGAGAGCGTAGCACTTGTCGATTGCTTCTTTGTCGGTATCTGAGATGAACACGAATCGATTGCCTTTCGCAGTGTCGATGACTTCCATATGGGAGTCAGCTTCACAGAAAGCTGGAATTACTCGTGTGGCGAATCGCAGACTCTTGTTGGTCTCATTTGAGGTAGTCACCGAACTTCTCCTGTAGGGTTGTGCGTTGCTCTGCGGAGAGGATCTCAGGTTCCATACCCTTCGATCTGAGCGCCTCCGGAGACCAAATCTTCGGCAGCGGGTCATAGACGGCGTAGACGAGCTTCTGCCGATTGCCCGTCGTCGTGTGGATGTATACCGCGTCGTTCAAGCATGCAGCGAAGTTCTGATGATCGAAGTGGTGTGAGAGGTTGGTGAAGACGAGTAGCTCGTCAGCGGTCTGCCCCGTGCGGTGCGTGCGACCTAGGAACTGTTCAGCGTCCCGCGCCGGACGCGGCCATTGCATCACGTACTGATTGCGATGGTGTTGGAGATTCTTACCGACGCCGTGAGCGGTCATGGAGCATACCAGAACCTTGTCGACGTTGGCCTTGTCGAGAACTTTTTCGTTGGCCCCGGCAGGGCAGTGTACTGCATTGATGCCAGCTTCGATGAGTGCCTTGTAGGTCCACTCGCCGAGGGACTGGTGATGCAGCCAGATGATGCCACCTTCGCCCTTCGGCAGTCGCTTGGCCCAATCGACTGCTGCCTTGATCTTGTATCGGCAGACCAACACCGACTCTGACAGTCGTTCAGGCATCCCCTCGAACTCTTTCTTCTTGGCTGTACTCCAAGCGGTGAAGAGTTCGACGCCTACGTTCTTCGCTCCATCGCGTGCCATTGATGCCGCGACGAGCATCGGTGTGTCGAGCCCCGGCTTGGCCTTATGGTCGAGCCACGACCGAAGCTCTTTGTGATACGCCTGCAACGCGACGTGATGGTCGAGAGCCCGTTCAAGAAGCTCGCCTGCTTCACTCTCTGATATCTGCCGCTTCACAGCAAGCTGCGCGGCAGACGGCCAGTACAGACGGTTGTAGAAGCCTGCGGTGAGTTCGTTCAACCACTTCCATTTGTGGATCGCGAAGTCGATGTCATCGCCGTTGGGCGTCGTCCAGTTGTCGTCGACTTCCTCCATCAACCCCTTGAGTTCGGTGTAGCCTTCCTCGGTGCCACCGAGAACTGGTTCGTTGTGGAGGATGAGAGAGACGCCGATGTCAGAGTCGCCTGATGACACGACTCCGGGGCATGACTTGAGCCTGAGCTTGTACGCCTTGCGGAATCCCTTCAGGTTGCAAGTGACATCCTCAAGCGGGAAGTTCTTGCGAGCCCAGATCCAAAGCGGTTCGATCGCTCCGGCCTTCTCACCGGGGACTGCTTCGGCATCGATCATCTCTGCCCACTCGTTGGCTTGCTCCGTGTGATTGGGGAGTGGGTTGAGTTCAGCGAGCGATCGACGGATGAGGTGTAGGTAGTCACCGACGGTCTTCGAGGTGATGGTGCCTGACATGCAGACAAAGCTAACGTCTGGGCGATCGTCGAGATACCGCATGATCCGCTTCGTTCGTGCGGCGCTGCGTCTCGCGAGCTTCTGAGCTTCGTCAGCGATGACGTAGCTTGGAGAGATCGCGTTCAGGATCTCGTCGGTGTCTCGCGTTGAGAAGAGGCTGTACGGGAAGATGTAGCAGCCATCGCGTCCGCTCCTTGCGAGCGCCGCTCTCGACTCGACCGATCGACCTCCGAGGACGTGGAACGGGACCGACACAGGGATCTTCGTGCGAGCCCACTTGATGTCATGCACAAGCTGCCCGAGGATCTCAGGCGGCACCAGCAGGATGCCTTTTCTGTAACCTCGTTCGAAGTGCCTCTGAGCGATACCGATCGTCAGAAGCGTCTTCCCCCAACCGACGCCGATTGGATGGAAGCCGCGACCCGTGAGATCGAACGCGAGCAGTGCGTTGCCTTGCGGCGGCAGAAACCTGAAGCCGCTCTCGAATGCTTCTCCGAGGGTGTTAGCTTGTGAGTACGCCTCAAGCTCGTCAGCAGTCATATCCTCGCGGATAGGCATGCTGAGAATCCGAGTGACTTCGGATTCGATAATCTCTTTGATGATCTGTTCGCGTGCCGACATTGCGGCATGCGTCTTGGCATCCAAGCTAGTGCTGAAAGCAATCTTCGGCACGGGGGGAGTCGCGTCGTCGATCGCTTTCTGAGCGAACCGCTGCGCCAGCTTCGTTGGTACGACCGTCGGCACCGCAGCTTGCGTGCGGATGGCATTCATGGTCGCGATTTTGGCGTCGAGCTTGTTCAAGGGATTGTCACCCATCGTGTCCAGACACCGCCGAAGACGTAGCCGCGTCGTTCGTGAACCTTCACTTCCGCACCTTCAACGCAACGCACCCATACCTCGGGGGAGGCTTCGCACCTCCGCACTAGTCCATCTGACCAGACTATGACCCACCAGACTGCCGGAGAGTGGATGACGGAGATAACGGGAGTCATGGTCTTTCCGGTCGAGACCATTGTTGTGATTACGTCGGTAGTTTCAGGCTCGTAGCCCTTGGTTGAGACTACGCCGTTGAAACTGACGTGTCTGCATGCCCACATATCGAGAATCACTGCCGCCAAGACGACGGATACTGCAATGATGATGATGTATTTTTGAGTGTTGTTCATTGAAGTTGGCGTTGGTTTCTGTGTTGAGTTATGAACTGGTCTGATCTTCGACGGGAATGTTGAGCCAATTAGAGATCGAACAAGCGTATCTGAGCCCCTTTGACACTGCCCTCTTCTGCGCGTCGTCACCGTACTTACCGTCAAGCAAGGTGCTTCTGCTGCGGAAGCTCCCCACAACAGGGGACGAGTTGAACCGATCAAGTCCTACCCGAAGCTCTCTGAACAATCGCACCCTGATCTCTTCGGACATCCTTCCATTCAACATATCAAACCGAATCAAGACTTCGACATATTGACACTCAGTCCAACCCGAGCCTTGGAACTTCACAATCACTTGAGAAGGGCTTCGCTGAACTATGTCAACGATGCTGCGAATTGTTTTTCTGTTTGCTCGCATTGAGAGGCTCAGAAGACGGGGCCGGTCCCCGATAAGAGACCGGCCCCTTACCGACCCAAGGAGTTCCAATCAAACGTCAGCCGGGTAGACGACGAGACCGGCTTCGCTGCGAAGTCCCTCGAAGAGTGCCTTCTGGTCACTCTCGGCGTTGGACATCATCTCACAGACGATGATGCTGACGCCAAGGCTCTCCGCGAGACGAGGACCGACCTGACGCAGCATGTCCCGGCGCTTGAAAGTGTCGATCTGGAAGAAGCTCTCGACGCCAGCTTCCTTCGCCAGTTGCGTGCGGATCGCGTCCATGATCTCGCTCAGGTAGCGAACCTTGCGGTCGTCGCTGCCGGGGGAGGTGTTCTTCGCGATCGTGCAGTTGACGAAGAGTTGGTAGCCCTTCCTCGGGCGACCGCGACCAGTCGTCGGATTCAGGAGCTTGTCGATTTCGCTGTCGACCTCTGCGGTCTCCTCGGCAACCGCCTCGGCGGCGGGGGCAGCAGGAGCCACAGGAGCGGCCACAGGAGCAGCCGGACGAGCCGGGGCCGTAGCACGGCGTTCTGCTTCGACGAGCTTAGCCACAGTCTCCACAGCGGGCGGGGCGACCCGTTCCTGAGCCCTGACCTCGACGCCGAAGTTGTTCATCGCCACCAGAAGGGTCAGATCGTCGCCAATCTGGGCGATCGCGGTGCCGTCACCTTGCGGGTGCATCTGCACGGCGTTCGTCATACCGGCCTTGACGGCCTTTGCACGGCAGACGACGCACGGTTCGCCCTTGGTCGAGATACCAGAGCCCTTGCAGGCCATGCAGCCGTCGTGAGCCCAAGGAGCGCGGTAGACCTCGTCTCCGGCGTCGTTCGTGCCGACGACCTCGATACGGGGCTCCCAAGGGCCAGCAGCGGCAGAGGGGGCGGCAGAGGGGGCGGCAGGGGCGGCAGGAGCAGCAGCCGGGGACGGTGCCGACAGCTTGGTCATGGGGTGCGAGTTCGGACGCGGCGGCGGCGGCGGGGGAGCCGTCGGCTTCGGTGGGGGCGGCGGGCTAGGGGGGGCAGTAAGTGCGGGAGCGGGAGCTTTTCCGCCAAGGGCGAACGCGGCGGCAGCGCCCTTAGCTGCGATCTTAGATGCGAAACTGGTCACGGGATGGTCCTCCTTGGACACGGGTTGGATGACCTCAGTGATTGACTCACTGTTGGTCTTGACGTTGGGATTATGACCTGACTTGGAGTGTTCGTCAAGTCGTTTTTCGTACTGTTCGACAGATTCTTTCCGGGAGCAGATCGTTCGGAACGGGCAACCCCCGTAGGCGTTGCATGCCTCTGCCGGGTTGTCGGGATCTCGGATCTCTTCGAGACCATCGTCTACAACCGATCGTAACTCCACCATTCTTCTCGCCATAGCCAGCATTTGGTCGTAGACGCTGTTGATCTCAGCAAGGGTGACTTCGGCTTCGACCTTGCGAACGACCGGCGCTGCGAAGTCGGTGACGAAGGCGTTGTGCCTCAAGGTGATCTTCGGCGGAACGGGTGCCCCCATCTCCTTCAGTCCCTCGACGTGGTCGTAGGCGTAGAGGTTCATGGGGATCGCCGACCGAAGCTCGTTCGGTGACTTGATCCACTTCGTCGACGAGGTCGTCTTATGGTCTTGGATCTCGCCGACGTGTTCGAGGTCGATGAAGCCAGAGACGATCACGTTGACCCCTTCGTGAGTGAGCATCACTCGCTCGAAGCTCCGTTCCATCTCGCGCGGTTCTCGACGAACGAGGATGCCTTCCTCGATCGCCTCGGCAACGAGACGACGAACGAGGTCTTGCTGGCTCGGGCTGATCTCGCCTTCGACCTCAGTGGGCCTGAAGCGATTCATCGCTCGGTGCCAACCCTCGGGGTAGATGTTGACCGGGTTGCCGTCTTTGTCACGACCGTTCTTGTCGGCTCGCAGCCATCGCTCGATGACGCCGTGAAGGATGGTCCCGAGAATCATCGACTTACTCGACGGTTCCTTCAAGCCGCGAACGCGACTGAACCACCACTTCCTTTCGCAGAGCTTCATCGACTCGAACTGAGTAGCGCTGACCCTCAAGTTGTTGGTCTTGCGTTTCTCTTTCCATTGAGGTAGTGGGATGTTTGTCATGTTGGGCTTTCGATGGTAACAGCTTCACGCTTGAAAGCAAACTCGCCGTTGAGATTCACTTTGGTCGGGACTTGCTTCATCCTCGGAAGGATGCCTTCCTTCGCCTGAAGGAGAGCTTCGGTGTTCCATCCGTACTCGTACGCGGCAGAGATCAGGAAGTCGAGATCAAGCTGGTGATAGCGGTACTGGTCATCGCCGAGCTTGAGCATCTTGGGGTTGCCCTCTTCGTCGAGGGTGTCGGGCAGGATGATCGACCGAAGTGCCTCTCTGACCTGCGAGACCTTGATGTTCTTGTAGCCCATCTCCATTGAGATGTAAGTGTGGACATCGCCAGCAAGTATGTACGCTCGACCATCGCCGACCTGCGTCTTGCCGCGCCTCTTGTTGTTCGGCGGCAACGAGAGGATGAGGATGACAGCTTCGATGACCCGATCCTGCATGCCGCCGTGCATGCGGAGTTGCGCCATGACTCGGTGATCCATGCCGCCTTCGACGAGCAGTCGCATGTCTCTGCCGTACTGGTGCCTGTTCTGGTAGATCCAGAGGAAGTGTCGAGCGACGATGTACCGACTGCTTCGACCGTCGGAGATCCACCCTCGGGTGAAGTTTCTGCCGCCCATCGATTGCAGCCAGTCGGATGCTTCCTGTCTTCCGTCGACGTGCATCAAACGAACGAGAAGGGCGCTGCGATCCTCGGGCGTCAGTTCCTTGTCGGACGTGAGAGCCCGCACGGTGCCGAAGTTGTTCGCGGTCATTACCAGTCGGAGATCGACCGAGACGTGGACGGGAGCGAGGTTCTTCCTGTTGGCGAAGTTGTCAGACTTTCCGATGATCCGTCTGAATACGTCTGATGGATGAGACTTCGAGAACATAGAAGTCCCGAGACCTTCGTCGGCGAACACCCAAGGGCTCTTGGCAAGGTTGTACTGCCAAGCGCTGGTGAGGTCATCGAATGTTGACTTGTTCGGCACGCGAAGGGTTTCAGCAAGCCCCTCGGTGAAGAGGCTCTTGCCACAACCTGATGGACCGACGATCGACAACGCGCAGATCGGCCCCTCTTCGAACGCCAGCGCCCAAGCGATCCACTTGCACACTTGAGGGAACTGATGGCCGAAGCAAATCTTCAGCCAGTGGTCGACATCTTCGTTGTAGAGAGGCGTGAGCGCCTTCGATCGCGAGAAGGGAACGATGCTGATGCGGGCGCTGGGTGTTCCTACTTCACGAATGAAGCCGCCTTCTTCCTCGCCAGCTTCGTAGCTGATCTCCCCGATGATCGTCGCGTAGTGGTTCGTGAGGTCTGTCGGTGTCATATCTCGAACACCTCCCGATGGCATCTGTATCCGGGTGTCGATGATGTCTTCACCGAGCAGCTTACGGACGTGAGGAATGACTGTTCTAGAAGTGACGGGCATCGAGAAGTAGCGACCCGTCTTATCGAGGACGAAGTGTTCGTGCCCCGTGTTCATCACGCAGACCAAGTGCTTCTGCACGACTTCGATCGCTTCGGGCGGAACAGTCCCATCAGCGTTGACCTTCAGCCGAGGATCGGGGAGCCACTTCATCATCCCCTCGACAATCTGAGCCATGTCAGATTGCCTTTCTACCTCCTTTTCTTCCAACTCGATCTTCTTGGCTTCAATCTTGGCCTTCTCCTTAGCCCAACACCAAAGGATCTTGTCCCAAAGCGACTTCCGCCAGTTGGGTGTCCCCGAGTCCGGAGTGAAACCTTTCACTGCATGCTGAACGAGTCCCAAGACGTGAGTCGGCGTCGTGCCCATCCAGTCGTACGTCAGTGAGACGATCGAGCTAACGACGCGGAACAGGGTCTCGTCGCGGCTTCCCTTATCAGCGAGGGGAACGTGGTCGAAGAGAGCAGGGAAATACTCCTGTCCCCTCAGTCGTTTCTTGACCTCTTGACCCCACGTCGTCAGGGTCATCTTCCCGTTCTTGTCGATCTTCTCGAAGTGGAATGTCGCCGAGTCTTCGTCGGGCATGTCGAGACACAGCTTCGGCACGTCCAACAGTCTCTCTTCACGCTTCGCTGCTGGTCCAGCAGATGGAATCCCGTTGGGATCGATCGTCAAGTCCTCGCGGATATCGAGGTAGGCCCAAGGCTCGCTGCCTTGATTGACCCCTTCGCGATTGACGTTGGGCAACCTGAAAAGTCGAGTCCAGTCTTTGCACCGCTCGTCAGCGTTCCATCCTGCTTCACGAAAGAGCTTGACGAGTCCTTGCGACTTCGGTTCCCACTCTTCAGGCGACAGAGGCTCGGAGAGTCTAAAGAGGAAGCGGCAACCGGCGCGGGTCGTGTACCAAGCGCATGCTTGATTGAACGGGAAGACGCCGGGGTTCTCAGGAGTCCCGTCACCTACCGTCGGCAAAGCTACTTCGAAGAACGACGCAAGCATCTCGCCGTTCCATCGTGCATGGTCATAGTTGTCGACATCGATCGCGATCCAGTAGCAGATGACATCGTCGCCAACACTGCGAACGTGCGGCAAGCACACCTTCTTCAACCTAGGTAAGTCGTCGCCAGTCGCGAGTGAGTAGCACACGAAGTGCGCATCGGTCTCATGCTCCTTGGTGAGAGCGTCCCGCATCGTGTCAACGAACATCGCGGGGATATCTTCGTCTTTGAGTTCAAGGTTCGAAGCTCCGCATACCTTGGCGTGTTGCAGGTAATGAATGTTCATGGGGGAAAACAACCCCCGGACGGAGTGGTGGGCACTACCGTCCGGGGGGCTCACAGGAGGTTCAGGGAGTTTGGATCTCGCACGCTGCTGCCCAGCAGAACAACACACCGAAGGTCATACAGCAGAGACCGGCCCCGGCGAGTCCAGCTTTCCAGCCGAACGAGAACCAAAGGCTCAGGATGGTGAAGATGATTGCGAAGGTGCCGATCAAAGCGAGAAGTGTGATGACCGCTCGCAAGTCCCGGTTCATTGTCTGACGCGGTGCGAGTCTGGGAGTGGGGGAGGGGGCGGGCAAAGGTCTGCCGTTGCGGTCGTACATGGGCTACTCCTTCAGCGCCTTGATAGCGGCCTTGCGATGCTCGATCAACGAGTCCGTTGCCTTTGCGAATCCGTCCACCAACGAGGTGTTGACGCCGTCGCCTTCGCCGAAGCGTTGGTGCAGCATATGGTCTCGCATGATGCTCCAAGGGACGCCGTGTTGAAGGGCAATCGAGACCATGATGCAAATGGTCTCAAAGAGTCCAGCTACCTCAGTGCCTTCCTTGGCGATCCTGACGAACACCTCGCCGGGAGAGTCCGCAGTGTCGAGTGTCGCGGTCGTGCCGTCGTCGTAAAAGCCGACGCTGATGAACACTTCGAAGTTGCAGATGGTGAATCTGCCGGTAAGAGACTGCCGCGTATCCGGCATCCGGACGCGGTGCGATGCTTGCACTTGCTGCACGTTGTCACTCCTTCGCGGGCAGAGGGAAGCAGAGGAATAGTTCGACGCGGAGAGCCTTCTGGTAGCACGCTGGCGAGTCACAGAAGACTTCGTACTGCGCGTCCATCGGTGTGATGAACGACGCGGGTCCGTCGATCCTGACGGCTTCTTCTGCCTCTTGATCGTTGTAGTTGTCTTCGCCCTTGCAGCGAACGACCGCGAAGCGAATGGCTTCCGACTTCGTCGCGACCGCTACACGTCCACGCGGCGTTGAGTAACAAGTGAGTACGGCTTCCTCATCGTCCTTCGATCGAGCGACTTCGAAGCCTTGTTGCTTGACCTGTAGCGGGTCCGTATCTTCGTACTCGCATGCCCAAAGTCCAGCGGCGAGCCAGTGCATCAGGCTCGAATTGAGGACGGTCGGGTAGGCCCACTGGTTCCCGCATCGGTACATGGTCTTCAGGAGGAAGAGAGCCTTGCGGCCTTCGACCGTTTGCTTCAAGCGGTGCGCCATTGCCAAGATCGCCGCGCGAGCGATCCAGTCAGCACGGCGAGTCCGATCATCAGCAAAGTGCCCCGGCCATACCTGCCATAGCAGTTTGCTGGCCTTCAGACAGTCGTCGATGATGGATTCGACGCAGGAGTACCCGTTGTACTGGCCGTCGACGAGGAAGGCGCGAGCCAAGTCCGCGCCGCGTGACCGCACGTACACGTTGACGGTCTTTCCATCGTCCTTCGAGTCCGCAGATAGGAAGTCCATCTGCGAGTCCCCGATGATTGCTTGCACTTCTGCCGGTAGAGAGGCGAAGGGCGTCCGCTCGCCTGTTGTGGCGAGTCCCTTTTCTTCCGACATATTCCTTGCTCCTGCGAGGTGTGAGGTTGCCGAATTGTGAGAGTCCGACAACAGAGACCAACATAGATCGGCTTAGGGTCCGTGTCAAGCGATCGCCCTAGGCTTTTAGGGTCCAGTTTCAGGCGTCTGCCCCTTACAGTCCCCTACCTTCCCGTAGGGCGACGCCAAGCGTCGAAAGTCTTCGGCGGTGAGTCCGTCGGTCGATCGCAAACCGGGGCTAGGTGCTGACTTGACTTCTTCAAGTCCAGCAACGGGACAGTTCGCTATATGCTCCGCAAGAGCATCCCGATATAATGGTACACGGGCGGGATCATCCTCCAACACTTCGGCCATGCGTCCCATCAGCCACGTACCGCGATCAATCCATCGTTTCACCGCTTTGAGGTATTTCTCTTCTGGGGTCATCTGTCAGCCTTTCGGGTTGGTGTTGGAATTGGAAAGCGTCCGCAACGCCGTCAAGCGGCGCGGACGGGTTGACCGTCTACCATCGACGGCGATAGTTCGCGTTGTAGTCCTTGCTTCGTCGGATGCCCGTAGGGCGTCCGTTCCCCGCTAGCGGTCGGACGTACAGATAGTCGCTAAGCGCCGCGTCGCCGTAACCGTCGTCGGACGATTCGATTTCCAAGTGGCATGGCATCCAACCCGTAGACCGACCGACCCGGAATCGTCGCGGCTTGGAATCTTCGAACGGGTCCAACACTTCGACCCGCGTCCCTTCAAGGTTCAGAAGTTGCGGGCATAGTTCACAAGTGAAGCGGTATCGCATCCGCTGATGATGCGCGAAAGCGTCAGCCTTCAACCGTTGCCATGCGTCGAAAGTTTCGACCGTGCCCGTAGTCAGCGTCGACGGGTTCGGGGCGTCCGTTGGCGCGCCTATGCCTCTGATTTCGTGCCACAAGTCGGCGTATTTACGGTCCAGCACGTCGAAGCCATAGCAAGAGAATCCGCCCCCGCTGCAATGCAGCACGTATAGACGTTGGTCGGTGTTGATGGAGTCGAGCGATCCGGGGCGGGCGGGTTCCCGTCGATAGTGTCGGCGGAATCGGACGCGGGTAGTTTCTGGACGCGGGGCATGGGTTGGCCTTTCAGGGTTGGGGTTGGGGTTGGGGTTGGCGTTGCAGTCAGTCTAGAAAACGTCCGCTACGCCGTCAAGCGTTGCGGACGGGTTGGGTCGGTCAAGCGGTCGCAGTAGCCTTCGGCGTCCGTTCTGCCTTCCGTTCCAATTCGGCCAGCGCATCCGCGACGGGGTCGATCGTTGGGGGATTGTTGCCGACGGTCCTCGCGATGCGATCGCATTCGGCCAACGGGATCGCATGGCATCCGATGCTCACGTATCCCCCGTGCAAAGCGTCCCCGACTACGTCGACGATTTCAAATGCGCCGATGTGTCGACCCTTCAACGCCGAAGGGTTCTTTTGGAGGATTGCATACGCTCGCATGAAGTCCCCCAAGGCAACGCGCGCGCCGCGCGACGTAACTACCTCAATCGGTCCATCCTCCGGCGTTCGGATCTGCCCGTGCCCGTCCATCGCCAGCGCCGCCGACAGATGATGCAGTTCCGGGGGTAGACCGTACGTCTTCCCGATGAAGTGTGACAGTTCACGCGCGGCGTAGTCGCTAGCCCCGTTCCGGAAAGCATCGAACGCGCCGACGTTGCGCGAAGCGTTGCGGATAGCGTCCTCGCGAGATTGGTCAGCAAGGCGGATGCGATGGCGTTCGGCGATTGCTTCCAATTCGGACGCGATCGCGTCGGGGTTCAGTTCATCACCCCCCGCTGGCGCTTGTAGGTCGAAGTGCCGACAGAAATCGACCCATTCCGCAAACGTGCCTTTCGCACTATCTCGCAGACTGTCGGCGTACTTGCGCGAGCGCTTCGCCTTGCCCATCAAGTCCTCGCATTCCTTCGCGTAGCGAGTCTGCGCGGCTTCGGCCATTTCTGGCGTTAGACCCTGTCGCGCGTTCCAGTTCCGGGGTAATGGCACGGAGAACGTGCGATACGTCAACCCGTGAAATGCGCCGCGCACGTAGGCTTGATGCTTGTTCGTAGTGACGGAATAACTGTCGGGGTTGACCAACACGACGTACATAGAATGGCCGTAGTCGTCAAGGATCGCGGCGCGAAGGAATCCAGCCATTGGGAAATGCTCCCCGTAGCTATAGATCGTATCGTTCAGGAAGAAGATGCTACCGCTGGACGTACGTCCGTTGGTCTGGGTTGTCGCGCGCGAGTTCGCGAATACGTGGCAAATATCGCGGTTGGTAAATACGGTTTTCATGGGTCAGCCTTTCGGGGTTGTGGTTGGTGTTGGGATTGGTGTTGGGGTTGGTCAGTCACGCAATGACATTGCAATGGCGACAATGCCGGCGAGCATAGATAGTAGCATCGTCGGTCCTATTGTCAACCCGCAATAGGTCAAGCAAAAGGCGCATACTGCGGAGGTAAATCCCCCGACGACGAAGGCGACGATGATAGCGACTACCGGGTAGGGGTTGGGGTTGGGCGTTGGGTTGGTATTGGGTGTTGGCACGGGGTCATCCTTTCGCGATGGGTGTTGGTGTTGGGGGTTGGGGGTTGGACGAATCGAAGGAAGGAGCGGAATCGACCCCGTACCCTTTCGGGCACGGTGTCGGTGTTGGGGTCGGTGTTAGACGATAGCCCATACCTCGCGCCAAGGCTGATTCGGTCGCGATCGCGAGTAGAGCGTAGCGTTACCATGATCCGACACTGTCAGCCTGTAGCCTTCCCATGTAGCCTCTCCATCGGAGAGGGTAACGCCAGCATCGCGCATCGATTCGCCAAGCGCATCATGGTCTAGGCTGACCGACCCCGATTTGCTGACCGACAGGAACGGAAGGTATCCCGTCAGCGTGTCGCGAGCATCGTCGATCGGTGCATGGCGCGCTACGCGCATCAATGCTTTGCGCGTTCGGGCGTTAACTGCCGCGCATCGGCCAGCGAGGTTGGCCCCTGTTTCTCGCTCATCGTCCGACCCTTCGGCGCTGGCGTCCCATGAAACGACAACCCAGCACGCACAATCGTACTCTTCCATGTTTTCGCCTCTACGCTTGGCATCGCGAAGAACCGATTGCATGCGAGCGCGAATCGCGCTAATCGCCTTCGACCCCAACGCGCGGCGAATGGCGTCGGCATTGATCCAATCGGGAAGTTCGGTGCCTTCGTTAGCACTGTCGACGATTGCATCGGGGATATCCGCTAGCAGGGTGTAAAGTTCGACCCGTGCCATCGCTTCGCCTTCCCGATTGCGATGATCTTGCACGTAGTCGGGAAGGCAGATATCTGAGACCCGTACTTCAAAGTTCTGATATCGACTCTCGAAATCCTCACTCGGTTGGGCCATCGACAGACACGCTGTACACTTGATGCGCGAAGCGTTGTCGATTTGTGACATAGGCGAACGGGATCGGCGGTTGGTGTTGGGCATGGGTTGGCCTTTCGTGTTGGGCGTTGGGCGTTGGTGTCGGTGTCGCTGTCGGGCGTTGGTGTTGGGCGTTGGTGTCGGTGTTGGTATTTCATCGACCCGTTCGGGCGTGTCAACCCCTGAAATGGGCAAAGTTCGATATTTCTCCATTTGTTGCACGGGAAAGAGGCTGATAACCCCCCGTTTCTGAGGTATTTGTTTGCGGAATCTGTTAGGGTCGGAACAAATGGGGAGCATATGGGGGGTTGTAGCGGGGTTGATTCAGGGATAACCCCCCAAGAAGTGCCGAATTACCCCCTAACATTGCCAACGCGCGCGCGATAGGCGCGCTGGCGCGATCGCGATCGCGATCGCCCGCACACTCGCACGCTTCATGCGGGCGATTGTGTCGCGCCTGAGTATGTTAGGGTATGCATAAAACGGAATCGGGGAGAATAAATGGGTTACTAGTGCCCATTGTGGGACACTTTCCCCCATGGGAATGGGCGATGAATTGGGGTCGACCCTACTAACAAAGCACTTTTTCAATTTTATGCACAAATCGGCCTTTTCGTGGTCGCTAGAGGGGGCAAATGAATACTATGCAAAAGTGACGGATTTCACAATGTTTTTCCTCATTTATTGCCTTTGGTCGCTTTCCGCGTTCTCGACCCCGGAAACGGGGTTTATATCGGCCAGTACCCTAACAGGTAGGGGGTTTTCTCCCACCCTAATATATGCATCGTATGCATTTCAGGTATATGCCTACCTAGGCATATGCCCTATAGTAACCCCCGACCTAGTGGTCAGTAGTTAGGGGTCGATGCCGACGTAAGCCCCTGCTATTGCAGGGGTTAGCCGCTACGTGGGGGTTTTTGGCGGGCACAGAAGACGGTGGTTGGGAACGAACCATGCCAAAAATGCCCCGGCCAGAAAAATGCCGGGAAAATCCAACCACCGATACGGGGTCGACTCATTTTAGAGGGGAAAATCCACTCGCAGCCAGCAGGGCCGGTTCAGGTAGATGCTCAGAAAATGACCAGAAAATCCCACGCCACGCAAGATTTTGAGCCTAATTTTGACCGTATAAAGACGCTTTTGTGAGTTTGTGACGGATTTCACGAGCTTTCGAGGTTTTTCTAGCCTTTTGGGCCGTAAAAACCACCTTTTTATCCAATCTAGCCTTTTTCGAGCTTCCACCCGTAGATTCAAACAAGAGTTTGTAGTATGTCGGGGTCGTCCTAGGCCCATCAGTCATGCATTACCCTCCGCTACCTCCCATGCCCAACAGTTCGGACCTCCCCAAGACCTTCTCTGAGAAGCCAAGAGACCTACTTCCATCGGGTCAATGGCGATTCTTGAGCCCGCCACCGATCGATGACGACGATCTGAAGGCGGCGCTCATCAATCTCGCGGTCACGGGGGGCGGGCAGCGTTTGACTGGCATGCAAGTCCGTCAGTTCTGGGCACGCGCGGAAGCGATCGAGGAGATACGAACAGACCCCCTCATGGCCGATCAGCTTGGCAACTGCCGCTTGCTGGTCGCATGGCGGCTGACGAGAGCTTTCATGCACGCCGCGATGTACAAGGCGAATGATTGCTTGGAGAGCATCAGCTTCAACGCACTGACAACGCCGATCTCCCTGTCCAGCAAGGGCGAGCCAGAGCCGCCGTTCTGCCACACGGCGCGGGCGATGCTCTACAGGGACGACTGCCCGGTCTTCCCAAGCCTGATCGCCAAGAACCATCCGTCGCATTTGACCAACGAGACCTTCATCAAGGTCTACACAGACATCGCCGTGTGGCTGAACCTTGGGAGGACCGTGTACGGGCGGATCGGATTGAGCGTGCTGCTGGGGTCAGCCGACCCGCGAGGATCGATGTCGAGCGAGTACAGCCTAGAAAGCTGGCCGACGACGGATGAGCTTGCTGAGTTCGAGCGAGCGATGCTCGACGAGGTCGAGGACATGATGATGGGAAAGGACGGGGAAGAGTCCAAAGGCACGACGGCGCACACCATCAACTACCTGAGAGAGCGATGGGGTTTGACCATACAGGAAGCCAAGCGGTTGATCTCGCTGATGAGGCAGGAGATGGTCCAGCGGTACAAGATGACCAAGGAAGAGGCGAGAGCGGGCATCATCGGACGCTTGGAGATCCTCGCGGGGAAGATGCGACAGTTGCCCGACTACCGAGGGGAACTGATGGCGCTGAAGGCTCTGGCAGTCGTTCTGGGCGTGGCGACCGACCACGAAGAGGAAGAGGACGACTTCGGCAAGATCGTCAGGCGAATCGGGACTGAGAAGCCGTCGATCGAGGAAAGGACCAAGCGGCTGCTGCCGCCACCGACCATACACGCCGCCGCCGCGCCCAAGGGCGCACGCACCAACCAGAACATCAATCAGAACATCGTCAGCACCCAAACAGCCGATGGAGTGCCGCTGAAGGACTTCGAGCATCAGGACTGAAAGACCAACACCATGCCTACACCGAACATGCCAGCCGGAGCAAAGGTCTGCATCCTCAAGACCAACGAAGGAGAACCGTACGGATGGGTATTGCACTGCCCCGGTTGCAAGCACGCACACTGCTACCTCGTTGAGAGCTATTCAAGGGCGCACCCGTTCCCAAACGGCAACCCGAGGCCGTTTTGGGACTTCAACGGGGACATCTTCAAGCCAACCTTTAGGGCCAGCATGCTGATCGCAGCCGACCTTGGCGACCCGCCAGTGCCGTACGTGTGTCACTCCTTCGTGACGGATGGCATGATCCAGTTCTTGGATGACTGCACCCACGACCTGAAGGGGCAGACCGTCGAAGTTCCTGATTTCTAGGGCTTGACAGCTAGGCCAACACAGCGCATGATGTCTTCACAACCCGGAGCAACAACCATGACGGACCTCCCTGTTCCCCCTAAGTCTGACGTGTCTGACGTATCGCCCTCGCAGGTTGCCTCAGGCGGCGTGCCGATCGAAGTGAAGATCAAAGTCGGGCAGACGTGGCGCACGAACTACGGCCACACGATCTACATTCACTCGACCGGATACGGGCTGTTCTACATCCAAGAGAACGGCGGCTACCCGAAGCCGAGGAATCCAAGATTTCTGGTGCAGTGGCTTGTGGCGCAAGGCGCTGTCCTCATCCAATCACCTCCCCCCAACCTCGGTCGCGGCCCCAACGATCCAGTGGAAGTGCCATGACCCTCCAAGACTTCCTCAACCTTATCGAGCCGATGTTGCCGCTACTACCGCTTCCCGGCATCAAGAAGATCGAGCGGCATGATGACATCACGCCGTTCGTGAGCATCCTCACTGACGTAGACAACATCGTCCTCTACACCGAACAGGCTGAGAGGTACATCACAGGATGCATCGTCGAAGATTGTCGCAAGCGGCAATGGGACTTCGACCTCAGTCACTACCCAGCCCAAGTCGCGATCGTCGACGGCGCGGGCAACGTCCATCACTGCAAGGGAGTCAGCTTCGACTCCATCGTCAAGGCTTACGTAAAGGCACGGAGAGGCAACTAATGGAAGACATCACGCTCAACAAGTATCCCAACAATCATCTTGATGACAAGATTGTCCCTGAGAGACTGAAGGAGGGGAGTATCAAGAAGGTCACGCCGCTGCACTTGGCGATCCTGATCCATCACTTCACCAGTGAGACCTCTCCCTTCTCGCATTTCCCGGCTACAAGGGAGTACACGCAAGAACTGGTAGAGGCGAAGATCCTCGAACCGATCCTCGGCGCACTAGACAATCTCTACCGAGTGACGAGCAGAGGCAAGGTCTGGATGGAGATGCTGAAATCGACGCCGTTGCCTGCGAGAGTCGATAGCTGGACAGATCCGAGGTCTTGAAGATGAACTCTGACCTCGTCTTCATGGCAGTCTTTGCAGGAAGTTTTTTCGTCGTTTGGTTGATCTGCCTGATTGACGAACGGCGTTCGGAGTAACCCCTTGTCGACACTGGCAGACAACTGTCGAGAGGCCGCGAGCCTCTTGAGATTCCACAGAGTCACCTTCAGATCGGCCAACAACGGCACCTTGTTGATCGTCGATGACCCTAGACCTGACACGCCTAAGAACCGACGCTTGATCGAGTTCTGGCCGTCGAGGGGCAAGTGGAGAGTTCGCAACACACCAACCATCAATGAAAGTGGCGTGAGAGGTGTCCTCGCCCACTTGGGAGTGAAGTACGATGAAGCCTGATAAGTCCTCCAACCTCGGTCAGCTTGCCTCTTACGCCGTCGCCTTGGCTGCAACTCCGCTGCCGGGGGAAGGCCAGCGGCGATCGAAGAAAGTCGATCGTCGTCCAAAGTGGAACGGCAAGACTTACAAGACCCGTCCAAAGGCCAACAGATGATCCTGAACTCAGACAACCCACTGTTTGACATCGCGAAACACCTACCGCCCTTCAGAGGCAACCCAGAGCCCGCATCAGGCGTCGAATGCGTGCCGATCGGCGTCAACGTCGCCAATCCAAGCAGAGTCACTGTCGACTGGAGCGGAGTACGTGCGACCTCGCAGCGCCGCAACAACCTCTGTCCGGGGTATCCGGGCAGCGACGTGAGAGCTTGGAACTCTGGATACCCGCAAGGCATCCTGATCGGCAAGAAGCGTCGACACGTCTTGATGACCCAACACTACGTCAGCGCGGTGCCCAGCGAAGCTCAGTGGTTCACCTTCATGGACAGCAACGGGTTGTTGGTCAAGGTGAAGGCAGAGAAGATCATCTGGCACGCACACCACGACACTGTGTTGGTGCGACTGGTTGACCCTGTGCCTGACAACATCACCAGCTACCCGGTATGCGACGTTCGTTACTGCAAGCCCGACCGACAGGTCTGGATGCGAACGTGTCAAGGTCAGTCAATCCGCATGTCGCTCGAAACGGTCTCCATCCAAGACAACAGCCCGATGTTCTTCACGGTCAAGCCGTGGACCAACCCAGACGGCAGTCTTGGATCGAGCATCGAGAAGATCCATTCGGGCGATTCTGGCACGCCTGTCCTCACGGTCCTTCGCGACGGACGCACCGCGTACGTCGGCATGCTCTGGGGAGGCGGCTGCATCTCCTTCGGACTTCCCAACAGACTCCAACAGGGACACGATCCGCTTGATTGGAGCTACACCAGCCCACACGCGGCTGGCTTCCCGCGATTCCAGTCGGTGTTGAGTGAGATCGGTGATGAGATCGAGGTGGTCTATCCTGACTTCGATCCGTGTGACTTGGATTCAGACGGTCAAGTTGGTCCTAAAGACTTGGCTTTGATCCAAGGAGCTTGGGGAACGCCGAGCTACGACGTTACAGGCGACGGCGTCGTAAACGCGCTCGACATGGCCGGAGTGCTGGGTCAGTGGGGCCACAAGGTCGATCCTGCCGGTTTGCGGTAGGTGAAAACTGTCAATTTGGGCATTTGAAGGCATCGAAAGAGCCTCCTTTTCGGGTAATCTCCCGAAGCCAAGGAGGCTCTTTCTCATGCCTAAGACCTACTCAAGTGACTTCAACGCGGCAATCGAGCAGATCAAGGGTGATACCCTATTGATCGTCACGGATTGGGCGTCATCGATCCTCGAAGGTGCCACCGAGGACATCAACAAGTACGCGGTCGCGATCGCTACTGACTTGGCAAAGCTCTTGACCATCCCGGACGACAGTCGTCGAAACGCTGTTCGAGACGAGTGCCTGAGCCAGTTGAAGGCGGTTGCCGAGTTGAACCGCATCAAGGTCAACAACGCGACGTGGAAGGCGTTCCAAGCCGCTATGTCGGTCTTGGCGAGCATCTTGTCCGTCGCGGCCAACGCAGCGGCGATGAACGTGCCGGGGCTCCTGAACAGCGTCATGTCGCCTCTCATGGCGTCCATCAAGACGAAGTGATCGTCTCCACTGTCCATTTGGGGGCAACAGGGTCATGCCAGTCGTCACGCTTGTTGAAGATGGTGAGTTCCAAATCTCAATCCCGCGAGGGACAGATTACGAGTTGTTCTTCGACTTCTACGACGACGCCAACCTGACCGTCCCGACAAACCTCGACTCACCGGCAGCATGGACGCCGCTGATGATGGCGAGGAAGCGACCCGCTGACCCTGTTGCCTTTTACGACTCGACGCACGCGAGCTTCGCAGGCTCGCTCACGGTGGTCCTCGGACCCGGAGGCGTCGTCAAGAACCGAGTTGCCTTCCGCTTGACGACTGCGCAGACGTTGCTGCTGCCGGTCTGCGAGGGAGACTACCAGTTCCGCTTCCAGCTTCCTGTTGTCCTTGGAAACGGTAAGAAGCAGAAGCTCAAGGGCAAGTTCATAGTCGAGCAAGACATCGTTCGTTGACGAAAGGAGATCGAGATGCCTGACCCGATCCAAGTCAACGTCTACCCGAATGTCAATGTCGTGCAAGTCACCAAACCCGGCACGGGTAACGGCAGCACGCTCGAAGACTTGAGCCCGTCGCCAGTGGGCACGTACCCGTTCGCGACCGTGACCGTCGACAGCAAGGGACGCACGATCGCCGTCAGCGCCGGTACAGATGTCGCTAGTGAGTCGACGCAGCAATCGATTCAGAACGACGTGACTCAAATCCTGAACGCTGTGAACGGTCTCTCGACGAACGGACTGACAGGCAACACCGTCACGGAGGAACCGTAAATGTTCCTCGGCGGCTATGACCCAACGACGGATGATCTGTACTTGTACGACGGGTCCAACAGCGGTTGGCCGGTTGGCTGGAACGGCAACCATCCGCTGTTCTCGTACCGCTACCAGATTCAGTGGGTAGGTGTCGCGAAGCGCAAGGTCGCACCAGATGCCGATGCGAACTACTACGGTCGTCCGGGGCTTGTGACGCCGCCGCGACAGATTCCGGTCGGCACTCCTGCGGCTCAGCTTCCCAACTACTACACGTACAGATACCCGTCGATGACGTTCCTAGGAACGAACTTCTCTGTTGGCGCTATTCACTTCTGGGATGGCAACCTAACTAATCGGAATCGACCTGCAACAGCAAGCATTTGGGGCTTGCCCGAGATCAGATTCCTGATGGGTGATGAGAGTATTGAGACGAGAGCAAACGCTGACTTCCTAGGCAGCTACAACCAAGTTGCGTCTGTCAACGTGTCAATGAGTGATGTTGGTGTGTTCGAATACCAAGGAGGAAATCCTGCATTCGAACCTTTCATGCCCACCGTTCGTGTCGACTCTTATCCCTTCCCGCTCGAAGGATGGATGATCGAGCGGCAAGGTCGCGCAGTCGCTTGTGTGATTGAGCCGCTCGGCGCTTCGTCGAACAAGCCGAATCAGTCGCTCTTCCGCGCGAAGTTCACGACCACTGGTCGCGAGCTTCAAGTCGCAGAAGGCGATTCGGGTTCGGTGTTCGTCGCATTTATCGACGGCACGATCTACTACGTCGGGCACTTACTCGGCGTGCTGAATCAAATCACACCAGAAGGCATCGGCTACGTGAACGTCGCAGCGAACCGGACGCTTCCGAGCGCCGCGTACTTCGACTCAATCGGTCGATCGTGGCCTGTCTTCAACCAGCCGATCGACTATCAGCACGCATCAGAAGCATCACACACAGCTTTGCAGGCTGATCTCGCCGCGATCAAGACACACTTGGGGGTCGTATGAGTTCGTTCCTGAGCGGGCCTCTGCGCCTGCCATACATCGTTCAATCGAACTCGGAGAGTCGACCTGACGCGACAGGCATTCCTGACAACGCGATGGTCTTCAACAGCTACAACGGTCGGCTGTTTATTCGACCATCGTTCTTCGGTCGCTTGACGTTCGGTACGTCATGGATCGAGCCCGGAGTCGATCTCGCTGTCAAGGACCGTGCGACGTTCACGTCGCCGCTCGCGATCGGCTTGAAGGACGTGCCTGCGCAGCGATTCCAGACGAGCGGCACCGTTCGATTGACACCATGCCAGATCGGGCGTCGATTCTTCATCACAAACGCTTCAGGCGGCACGTTGACTGTCCAGCAGTCGGACGGAACGACTCACGTCACTCTTCGCGTGCTGGTCGCTGGCGAGACCGCGACGTTCATCAGACAAGCTGGCTTCGTCAGCGGAACAGTTCCGCGATGGGAGTTGCAGTCGACAAGTGCTGGTAGTGGCGGTGGTGGTCCCTTAGCAATGGCAGTAGGAGCTTTCGCATGATTCTCGCGGGTACGAACGAAACGCTTCTACTTGTCACGTCGTCGGCGAGCGCCGTCAAGGTCACGCTCGACTACGTCGACACTGTTTCAGGCACAACGCTTGTGCCGGGGAACTCTCGATCGTCGATCGCTGCTGCTACGACGACGACGATCCTTGCCGCGCCGTCTGCAACCGTGCAGCGGAAAGTGACAAGACTCGGCATCGTTGCGCTGGGCGCGGTGGTAGTCACTGTGAAGATCGATGTTGGAGGCACTGCGCAAGAAGCCTTCGCACCGATCACGCTTGCATCAGGTGAGTCACTTCAGTTCGTAGACAAGATCGGCTGGAGAGTTCACGGGACATCCGGGGAGATCAAGACATCCGGCTCGGGAGGCGGCGGCGCAGGCGTCACTGATGGCAACAAGGGTGGAGTGACTGTCAGCGGTTCGGGCTCGGTGTGGGACGTAAACGCTGGGTTGGATGCGGCAAAGGTAGCTGACGGGACTGTCAGCAATACCGAGTTTCAATACCTCAACGGTCTCACCGAACCGATTCCAACGACGTTCGGCACTCTCGGCACGGCAATCCTTGCTCGACAGCCTCTCGATGCGACGTTGACCGCACTGTCAGGGCTTGCAACGTCTGCCGATCAGATCATGTATTCGACAGGCTCAGACGCTTTTGCGATGACGAGCTTGTCTGCATTCGCTCGCACGCTGATCGACGACACGTCAAATACCGCCGCTAGGACAACGCTAGGTCTTGGCACGTCGGCCATACTGGACTCAGACACAGACGCAACGCTTTCGGCCAACAGTACGACTCGCGTCCCGACGCAATCGGCTGTCAAGGCTTACGTCGACAATTCTGTCTTCGGTCTTTTCTGGAAGTCGGCTGTAGTAGCCGCTACGACGGCGAACGGAACGCTCGCTACGAGCTTTGCGAACGGTCAAGTAGTTGACGGTGTGACGCTTGTTACTGGCGATCGCATCCTCATCAAGAATCAGACGACTGCTTCAGAGAACGGCATATACATCGTCTCGGCATCAGGCGCGCCAACTCGATCCAACGACGCTAACACGGGGCCGGAGCTTGTTGGCGCTACCTTGGTCGTTCTCTCAGGAACGGTCAACGCCGACACTCAATGGAACTGCAACAACGATTCGATCACGATCGGATCTACCTCAGTCACGTTCGTTCAGATTTCAGGCGCAGGAACGTATTCAGCCGGGGCGATGCTGGGCCTTTCAGGCAACCAGTTCTCTGTCACCAACGCGAACCTGCTAGCTCTCGGCGGGCAGACAGGTGCCGCTGACCGAGTTGCCTACTTCACGGGCGTTGGAGCGATGTCACTGATGACGGTGACAGCGGCGGCTCGCACCGTTCTCGATGACACAACAGTTGCAGCGATGGTGGACACGCTCGGTGGAGCCGCGTCGAGCGGCACAGGCGGTCTCCTTCGCACGGGCAGTCCGACAATCACCACTCCTGTACTTACAGGTCTGCCGACAGGTACGGGCGTTGCATCAGCGCCGACTGCGTCCACTCTCGCGGCTCGCGATAGTCGCGGAAGCCTGTCTGTCGTATCAACGATCGACGGCTACACGACGACTGTGACGGCTGCGGGCACGACGACGCTCACTGTGTCGTCCAATTACCATCAGTATTTCACAGGAACTACCACGCAGACCTGTGTAATGCCGGTCGCATCGAGCTTGGTCTTAGGTCAGCAGTTCAGGCTCGTCAACAACTCGACAGGCGTTGTCACTGTCAACTCTTCGGGTGCGAATCTCATAGTCGCGATGGTTCCGGGTTCAGAAGGAATCATTACTTGTACTACAGCCAGTGGTACAACCGCAGCAAGCTGGGATTTCAAGTACAGCGGCTTCAACTCCGTGACGGGTACTGGTGCAGCAGTTCTTGCAAATGGTGGAGACCTAAGCAACTGTGTTGGTATTGAAGACACCAGAGATTGCACGTTTGATGGAGGTGGATCGCCACCGACCGTCAATAGTGGTATGCAAAAGATCGTCCGTCCGGGAGGAAACGTCGTCGCGGCAGGTATGTTGCTGCTTGATGACAATGGAGACCGAGTAGCTGGCGACTGCACCGTGACCGTCTACAACATTTCGAGTGGCGGCACTCCGACGACACTCGGAACTATTGTGATGGTTTCAGGCGATGCCGGTTACAAGTACGATGTAACACTCTCCGGCTGGGTTTTGAGCATCGCGACAGGTGAATCGATCAAGTGGAAGCTCACGACCGCCCCGACTACAGGTACGCGGCTATCTGTTTTTACAACCATCAAGAAGTAACCTATGGCAACACGCGATATCAAAAGTGTCACAGTTAGAGCCGATGGCTGGACGGCTGATGTCGTCATCGAAGGATGGGCTGGCAAAGCAGGCACCCTGACATACTCCTACGGCGACGAAGCCGCTGGAACAAGCAAGGTTGTCTTCACAGTTGTCAGTGAAGGTTACAACACCGCAGGCACACTCGGTACAGTGACGCGAACTGTCTACGGAACTGCCACTGTTCGAAAATCTCGTCCTAATGAGTCGCAGCTTGACGAAGCGACAAGCGGCGCAGATTTGACGCTGAGAATGTCGCTCTCTGAGCCTATCTACCTAGATGACAACACAGGCGCAGGTAAGAGCGGCACCGCTCCCGTCGTCAAATTCACCGCAGCATGGGCTACAGAATCAGGAGGCGGCACGACGACGTTTGCGGCGACTAGTCTCGCCGTCACGAACAACAGCACTCTCGTTTATCCGGTAGCTGTCGGAGAGTGGGACGAGTTCGTTGGTGTCGTTACGCGGGAGCGCGTCAAAGCTAATTTCGTCGTCGCGGCTCAAGCAAGTCACAAGTTCGGTATCGCGTGTGTGCGTTTCGACGCGACCGGACAAACTTCATCTGCCAACGTCAACTCAACTGTTGTGTTTCAGACAGCAACGCGGCGTCCAAAGACGGGGCTGTGGGTTCCGGCCTATCAGGCAACGCTCGCTCTGTCGGGGTTCACACAGGCGGAGTTGATCGATCTGCGATTCCGCGCGTATCCGGTTGTTGGTGATGCGTCGAGCATCCTTGATACAAACAGCTACACAACGTCAGCAGATGAAGGACTAGGTCGAAACAAAAGCACCATCACCTGTGATAAGTCCAACGCTCTTGACAACATCAAGACTGTTGCAACAACAGGCAACGACACGACAGGGAATGGATCGTCAGGAAATCCGTACGCTACAATCGGCAAGGCTATCGGCGTCGGAGCGAATGTCGTCGAATTGAAGACCGGCACGTACTTAGCTCTTGGAAGTGCGCCCGCGACTCCCGCCACAACCGAATGGGTTGTAATTCGTCCAGAGGCCGGACTGGCTCCCTACAGCGTGACGGTGAACATTGACTCGGTCACAAAGGCGACTGGAACCAACCGCCTGAAGTACACCGGCGTCACCGTAGGTCAGGTTGATACGTCATCGTGGCTCGACGGCGGCGCATCGTCGCGGCATCTCTGGTTCGAGGATTGCCGCTTCAACAAGGGAGCGGTCGGTGAATCGACAACACTGACGTACCGCTTCGACACGTTCAGGCTCTTTGACGCCAGCTTCGCGAACCGTACAACGAAGTGGGCACTCGGAGAGTTCTCGACAAGCGCTCACCTTTCAATGCTCGACGGCGTTGACTTCGGCCAGTACCTAGGCAGCGGCACCGAACGGTATCTGGGAGTGTCTTCAGTGAAGGCATGCCTCACTGGAAACATGGTTCTGTGGCCTCCGACCGACAACAACACAGCACCAGACGTTGACAACTTCCACTACATCAACAACTGGATCAGAAACGTCACAAACGATACCTGCTTGGTGATCGGAGTTCCGGGCAATGCATGCGCTCCGACTACTGGAGTTGCGATCATTGGTAACATATTCGAATACAACCATGTCACGGCGCAGGGTCTTGTGCTGTGGGGAGACTCTTGTGCCAACAACTCTAATCACGTCATCTTGTGGCACAACACGCTGGCTGGCGAGCGTGCAAACATCGCCTACAACGACGTGAACAACCAGTCGCACACGAACTGGTCGGTGAAGTTCAACTCCTTCAAAGAGGCAAACATCAAGAGCGACATCTTTGCGAACAACGGTGCGAACGTCGGCAACTGGCCTTGCCTATACGGCGTCGGATTCGAAGGCAACCGTTCTCAAGATTCGATCGGTTTCGGGTGGGAGTACGGAGGTCGAGATTGCCCGACGACCAAATGGCCGAGTAAGGCCGTATCGGCGAGTGTGCTGGCCGTTCCAAACTACAACCGGGACGATTCCGCGTTCACGACCGACATCGGATTCGGCGACTATCTGCCGATTGCGCCGAGTGATCTAGCGTCGGCAGTTCCTCCCGGTCGCAAGGTCATTAGCCATTACCTGAATGGAATGACAGGAACAGCAGCGGGAGCGATTCCGCTCGCATCAAGTGGCGGCGGCACTCGCGTTTATTGAAACAACAACAACAACTGAGGTAATGACATGCTTGACAAAGAACCAGAACCAACACCTGTTCCAACACCTGCACCTATGCAGGCCATCGGCTGGAAGACATCAGAGTTCTTCCTGACCTGTCTCGGCGCTCTCATCGGGCTCATTCTGTGCTTCCACGAAAAGAGCAACATGAACGAGTTCGGTGTCATCCTGATCTCTTCGACCGTAGGTCTCTACAGCGTCGGCAGAGGTCTCGCCAAGATCACCATTCCGACACGAAGCTAGCCTTGTTGGCAAGCTCACCTTTCAAGGAGTCGCAGTCATGCGTATTCGAAGCTCGAAGATCCTCAGCAGCCTTGCACTTGTGTCCTTGGTCGTTTCAGCGGCTTGTGCGCCGAAGAACTCCATCGACGCCAACGCGATCGCTGTGCCGCTCAAGTCGGTCACGGCTCGCCACGACGCCTACGTGAAGGCCGACACCAGCTTGACGGACGTTGAGAAGTCCACCTTTCTGCGATCTTCTCAGATCCTCAACGACGTTACCAACGCGGCGGTCAGTCCACCGGGCTGATATCTTGGCGTTTCTCGGATGTTCATTTCTACCGCTCAACCGGAGCAGTTTCCTCATGCCGCCTGAACCAGCTTACGTTACGTGGACAGCACTTGGGCTCATCCTGTCGTTGGTGGGAGCCATTCCATCCACACTTCTTGTGTGGCTTCACGTTCGCATGAATGCGATCGCAAGGCAGCAACGCGACGACTGCAACGGCATCCGTCAACAGTGTCTCAACGACAACATGACCACGCGAGATCGCATCGACTTGGCGCATCGTCAAGTCGAGGTCGTGAAGAGTGAGATCCTGAGCGCGGTAGAACGGAACTACATCACTCGTCTCGAAGTCGCCGCTCGCTTCGATGCTGTAGTCAGCACGCTGACCAACATCACCGATCGTCTCGGATTGATCGCTTCAACAGGCCAGCAGTCTCTCGAACGAGTCTCATCCCTCGGCGAGCGGGTTGCAGGTCTTGAAGCACAACTTCAGACCACTTACCGAAAGTAACGTAGACGGTGGGAAAAACCGCCGACGATTTCGCCAACCTGTATCGGAGGACTCACGAAGACATCTTCGCGTTCTGCGATGCTTTGAACTTCTCTCCAACGTGCCAGCAAGCGGTCGTGCTGAAGGCGGTGGAGGAAGCAACCTTCGGAGTCGCGTCCAACTGGATCGCGGTCAAGAGCGGTCAGGGGCCGGGTAAGACGACCGTAGCGAGCATCATTGCTCTCTGGCGATCGTGGCGAGCGTACAACTCAAAGACCGTCGTCACGGCACCGACCATGCGTCAGTGCCGTGACGTTTTCTTGGTCGAGACACGCACCCGGCTCGACGCGGCAGATCCATCGATCAGTCGCTTCTTCAACGCGACGAAGACGAAGATCGAGATCATGGGGAATCCGGATTGGGGCGTGAAGCTCGTCACCGCGACGAAGGAAGAGAACGCGCAGGGCTACCACGATCCGAACCTGACCGTGATCGTCGAAGAGGCGTCAGGCGTGCCCGAGCCGATCATCACGCAGTTCAAGGGCACTCTCTCCAACCCTAACGCTCTCTTCTTGCAGATCGGCAACCCCAACACTAGGGCCAGCCAGTTCTACAAGTGCTTCTACGGTCCAAACAAGAAGAGATGGAGACGGTTCACGTTCAACGCAGAGGACACTGCGAGTCTCTACCCGCATATCGTCAACCCTCAGCGAAACACGGATCTTGAGATCGAGTTCGGTCGAGAGAGCGACGTGTACCGCGTCCGCGTGCTGGGCGAGTTCCCGCACAGCGATCCGAACTGCATCATCAGCAGCGAGGACGCATGGGCCTGCGCCGACGAGAAGCAGCTTGTGAAGTGTCGCTTGATGCCGCGAGTCGACTCGCGACAGATCGCGCGGCAGATCGGGATCGACGTTGCACGTTTCGGTGGAGACGAAAGCACGATCTACCGTCGCATCGGTCAGTCGATTATCGAATGGAAGAAGTTCCTGCACGTCGAGCCCACCGAAGTCGTCGCGGCAGCGTTCGAGATGCAGCGCCGGGCAACGTGGAACGACAAAGACACCTACTACGTGTTGGACTCTGACGGCATGGGCCAAGGCTGCTTGGGACTCTTCTACTCGGCTGGCAAGAACATCGACGAGTGGCACACGGCGGGAGTAGCCAGCGAGCCTGACTACGCCAATCGAGCCACGCAGGGATGGTTCTCGCTCGCGAAGAGGATGCGCGAGCGGAAGTGCTATATTCCACCTGACCCGGTCTTGATCGATCAGTTGACGACTCGCTTCTACTTCATCGACAACAAAGGTCGTCTCATCCTTGAGAAGAAGGACGACTACAAGGACAGAGGCTTCGACTCACCTGACCGCGCGGACGGGTGCATCGAAGCCTTCTGGGATGA